ACATGGGATAAAATTAGAAATCATGATTTATATATAAAAGATTATGATGATGATTTTGATTGCACTTATGCTTATATAGAATATAATATTCCAGATGAATTTAAAGAAACAGCTAAAAAAATGTTTAAAGGTGAACCTGCTACATTTAAAGAAAAATTTGAAAAAGAGCTAGAAGATATGAATGAAGAAGGAACTGAAGCTTATGAAAAAGCTGAAGAAATTGCAAAAAAAATTATAAATGTAATCGAAAATACTAAAGATGGTGATGATGGAAATATACATATTATAGAAATTTAAGGAGGATAAAAATGAAATTTTTAAAAAAAGAAGAATACAATAATTTGTTAAAAAGGAGTAAACGTTATTTACCTTTAAAGGCAAAAATAGATAAAATTAATATACTAATAGAAGAATATGAACACGGAAAAAATATTTATACTGTTATGAGAGATATTAAAAATACTATAAAGGAGGTGTGAAATATTTAAGATGTTAGACCAATATCAACAAGAAATAGTAAACTCAAAAGAACCAAGAATAATCGTAGAAGCTGGAGCGGGTAGTCGGTAAGACGCTTTCGCTAACTGAAAGAGTTAAACGCCTTTTATTAGATGGGGTTGAACCATCAAATATGGTTATTATTACGTTTACTCGCATGGCAGCTGAAGAACTTAAAGAACGTCTTGTAGATGTTCCAGGAATCGGAGATTGTTTTGTTGGTACAATTCATTCTTTTGCAAATAAAATATTCCAAAATTCAAATGAAACTTACAAATTATACTCAGATGAAATTGAAAATCAATTTATGACTGTTTTAATAAACTTATATGGCAAACATATTACTATGGATAAATTTTTTGTTTATAAGGACATTATGAAGAAAATTGACCTAGGTTTAAAAACAGAGTTTGACCTTAATATATCATTAACTCAGAATGAAATTTATGAAATTGAAGTTTTTATGGGAAAGATTAAAAACGAAAGTTATCCAGAAAATATCAAAACATTATGTAAAAAACATAATGTAATTACTTTTGACGAATTGTTAAAAAAGACAACAGAATATTTTAAACAAATCAATGGCAAGGTAGAATACCTTTTTGTTGACGAATATCAAGATATAGGAAAACTTGAAAGAGATTTCTTTAAAGCGTTAAATGCAGATAATTATTTTTATGTCCGGGGATCCACGCCAGGCAATTTATCGGCTTCAAAGGAGGCAATGTATCTTATTTTAATAATTTAAAGAAATCATCCAATTGGAAAACATATTATCTAATAAACAATTATAGATGTGGACAGAAAATAATAGATTTAGCAAATCAAGTTATTTTACAGGCAGACGATATAGATGTATCTGAAACGATATGTAAGTCAGAAAGAAATGGAAAATGTAAAATAGCAAGTAAATATAATGTCATCGAATATTTGAATTATATAAAGCACAGATTAGATTATGTAGATTGGTTTATTTTGGTAAGAACTAATAAGGATATAGTAAAATTAGAAAATTTATTAAATCAATTAGATATTCCTTACGTTTCATTTAAAAAAGGAGAAATGACTTTAGACGAAATGAGAAAATTTATGGCAGAAAACAAAGTAAAATTATTAACTATACATACTTCTAAAGGATTAGAAAGCAAAAATGTGCTTCTTTATGGAAACTTTCCAATAAAGCAAAAACCCTATTTAAGAAACAATGATGAAATAAAAATACAATATGTTGGAATGACCAGGGCTATGGAAAATTTAATTATATTAAATTAGGAGGTAGGAAAATTATGAATTTTTTAGAAGAAACAAAAAGAGATATAAAAGATAGTGGACATAAAATTGAAGATGTAATGTTTATAGGCAGTGCTAATGGAATATATAGAATGAATTGGGACAAATTCATTGAAAAAGCAGATTTTGAATATGATAATGGATATGGTTCTGCTCATATAGCAGAAGATTTAATTGTATATTTTAAAGATCATACTTATATGACTAGATTTGAATATGATGGCTCAGAATGGTGGAATTATAGTGTGCCTAAAATATTTAATGAAGATGATGAATATAAAGATTTTGACATTTTAGGCAACAATAGATATATGTGGAAAAATGTTGAAGAAATGAATGACAAACAACATTATGATGAAAAGGGTTATGAATATAGGAGAAAAAAATGTTAAAAAAATGTATAAATTGTTGCAAATGGATTACTTGTAGCAACGAAACAAAAAGCAATTGTAAAGATTTTAAATTTGAAAGAATAGAAATAAAAAACGAAAGGAAAGAGAAATATGAAAAAAGAAAGAGAAATAAAAAAAGCAATTAAGCCATTATGTAAAATTTTTAAGATAGATTATGGCTATGTCGAGCTTTTGCCATTAGAAGAAATATTGTTTTTAAATGGTCAAAAAATAGAATGTACAGGAAATACTGTTGAACAAATTAGAGACAAAGTTATTGGTTATATTTTTGCTGAGATATATTGTAAAAATAATAACATAGGTGCATTTCAAAAGCAAACATTAAATGTAATAAAAAAAGACTGGCTAGAATAAGGAGGAATTTATGATAAACAATAAATTAAGCGAAACTGACATGTTGTTACTTTCACATAATATTAGTCCTGCATTAAAAGGATATACTTTTATTAAATATATTTTAGAAAATAAAAATATTTCGATTAACACTAGATTATATAACTTGTATGATGAAATCGCTGTTGAATTTGAGACCACTTCGACTGCTGTTCAGGAATGTATAAAATACGCTTTTAAAAATAGTGATTTTGACAAGAAAAACAATAAAAGAAATCTTGTCTTGTTGGCACATGAATTTAGAAAAAATTAATTGTGGGGTATAAATAAATGGATATAGAAGAAGCAATAAGAGAATTAAAAGGATATTTGACTTGGCTGGAAGCAAATGGATTTTTAAAATTAGCAAAAGATTCAGCCATAGAAACTCTACTAACAGCTTATGAAAAAGAAAAAGAAAAGAATAGTAAATTATTAGAAGCATTAGATACAGTAAATCACGAAAAAGGTGTATTTATAGAAAGCTATGAAAAAGAAAAAGAGAAAAATAAAAATTTAGAGCAAGAAAATAGTTTTCTAAAAATGATGTATAGAGGAACTGATGAATTTAAAGCAATTGAAAAATTAGCAGGGGGAGGAATAAAACAATGTTAAGTAATGAAGAAAGGAAAGCAATAGAACAAGCAATAAGCAATATAGCAAGAGGAGTTGATATAGAAAGTGCTATGCTAATTCTAGAAAAATGTGCATTAGATGGACTTATAATCACAGAAGGTAGAATTAATATATTTAAAATAGCAGTTAGACAAATTGTAGAATTTTTAAAAGAATATAAAGATAAAAGTTATTTAGAGGTTGTTAGAGAAAAAGTGAAAGCTAATGAATTAATTGAAAAACAATCTAAAGAAATAGAAGAATATAAAAAACAATTAGATTTAGATAATGAATGTGAAATAGCTTTAAATAATAAAGTTATGGATTTAGAAAAAGAAATAGAAGAATTAAAAGAAGATAGAAAAAGTTATGCAGAAGAATATATACATAATAATCCTTGGCTTTATAAACAATTAAATGAAAACTATATATTAAGAGTAGAATCAGAACAAAAAGAAAGAAAAGCTTATATAAAAGGAACAAATGATGCACATGAATTATGTAATAAGAAGTGGAAAAACAAAATAAAAGCAAAAATAGAAGAAAAGTTTTTAGAAGCAAAAGGTTTACATGAAAGAGGAGTACAACCTCAAGCACAATATACTATGAAATTATTAAGAGATTTAGAAAAATCACTTTTAGAAAAGGAGTAGATATATGTTCACTTATGGAGTATGGGAAGAATTTGTAATTGAAAAAGTAAAAAAACCTTGGATTGATGGAGATTTAGAATATGTCGAAGTTGTATCAGCTGTACTTTTATCCCTGTTTTCAATACCAATAGATTTATTATTGAGCCCAGTAGAAATAATTGGATTGATTATTTATAAAATCATAAATAGAAAGAAAAAGGAGTAGATATATGTATATAGAAGAAAATAATTTCAAAGAATTTATTTTTACCATAATTGCTTGTATTGTTTTATTACCGTTTTTTATAATAGATTTTATAGATTTTATATTAGAAAAAATATTTTGAAAAGGAGTAGATATATGAATGAAAAACAAAAACAAGCAATTGAAAAAATGTATAAAAAAGGGCTTGTGAATATACAAGAAATAGCAGAACCAATGTTAGAACGATATGATGAATTAGATATACAACAATGTAGATTTCTTATTGAATATTTATTAGCAGACAGAGATTTTACAGAAGATTATATTAACGATTTAGAAGAAGAGATAGATAGACTAAAAGATTTCGAGGAGGACTAATCTATGGAAAATGAAATAAAAATAAAAAAGTCATGGGGAAAATGTGATAAAACATATAAAAAGTCATTAGAAAAATGTGATAAATTATAAAAAGTTTTTCGAGTATAGACAGAAAAAGTTATAAAGTAGAAAGGAAGGATTAAAGATGGTAGTAGATATATATAATACAGATAAAAAATATAATATTATTTATGCAGATCCACCTTGGGAATATAAACAAAAACAAATTAATTTTCAACATTATGATAAAGGAAAAAAATATATAAATAGCGTTGAAGAACATTATAATACCATGTCTAAAAAAGAATTATATGATATGAAATCAATTATTGAAAATATTACAAATAAAGAGAGTTGTTTATTATTTATGTGGGCAACTTGTCCTAACTTGGATTTAGCAATTGATTTAGGAAGAGAATGGGGATTTGAATTTAAAACAGTTGCTTTTGTTTGGGATAAACAAAGGACTAATTATGGATTTTATACATTAAGTCAATGTGAACTTTGTTTAGTTTTTAAAAAAGGGAAAATACCAAAAAAAGAAACAAACAATATAAAACAATTTTTAAGTGAATATGTTGATAAGCATAGTAAAAAGCCTGAAGAAATAAGAAACAGAATAGATAAAATGTTTAGTAAACAATCACGAATAGAATTATTTGCAAGACAACAAGTAGAAGGCTGGGATTGTTGGGGAAACGAAGTTTAGCTGTAATATACAGTAGTTAGGAGGAAGTATATGGAGAAAGTAAGAATTGATGGAATACCAATAGAAGATTATGGAAGACCTCATAGCAGAACAGTTTACCCTGATAATTATAATGTTATGCAAACAAATTTTATGCAATTAGGGGCTATGCAAGGCTGGCAATGTCCTATATGCAAAAGAGTTTTAGCTCCATTCGTTCAAGAATGTCCTTGTAAAGGGCAAGGAATGGCAACAATGACAGTAGCAACAACAAATAATCAAGAAAAAAATAGTAAAACTCTTGAAAAAAACAAATATTAATAATATAATAATGTTAGAATAAGGAGAATAATATGAATAGAAAATTTGAATATGTAAAAAGAGTTTTAAACGATGGGTTTGAGGATGTAATTCCTGATTTTAATCTGCCTCAAAGGAGTACAAAAAATAGTATGGCTTATGATTTTTATAGTCCAGAAGATTTTGAATTAAAATCTAAAGAGACTTATATGCTTAAAACAGGAATAAAAGCACAAATGGGAGAAGATGAAGGTTTAATATTAAATGTTAGAAGTTCAATGGGTAAAAAACACATTATATTAGCAAATCTTTCTGCATGGATAGACAGTGATTTTTACAACAATGATGAAAATGAACGGAGAAATTGGATTATTATTTTATAATTATGGAGAAGAAACTTGGAAAGTAAATAAAAATGATAGAATAGCACAAGGAATGTTTATTAAATACTTAAAAACTAACGATGATGAAGTTGAAAATGAACGTCAAGGTGGTTGGGGAAGTACAAATAAATAACTATTGACTTCTTCTAATTCAAATGGTATAATTGATTTAGGAGGAGTAAATAATGGGAAAACCAAATAAATTAATTTGTATTAAGCAATGCAATAACTGTGGTAAAAATGTAGAAATTAGAAACAAGGAAAGATTAAACAGATTACATGTATTTTGCTCAAAGCAATGTGAAATGGCATACAAAAAAATACATAGAGAAAAAGCGGAAAATTATTTCAATTGTAAATGTCCTATATGTGGAAAATTATTTCATTTAAAACCTTATAGGATAAAAAAATATAAAAATAATTATTGCTCAAAAGAATGTCATAGATTAGCGAAAATGCAATATATGAAAGGTGAGAAAAATCATCAATTTGGTTTGAAAGGAAACAAAAATTCTTCTTGGAAATCAGATAGAAAGATAACAAATTATGGTTATATTAAAATAAGATGTTTAGATCATCCTTTTAAAGATTGTGATGGGTTCGTATTTGAACATAGATTAGTTGCTGAAAAATATCTATTAAATGATGAAAATTCAATAGAAATAGATGGCAAAAGATACTTAAAACCAGAATATGATGTTCATCATTTAGATAAAAATAGATTAAACAATAATTTGAACAATTTAGAAGTAATAACGAAGAAAAAACATTGTGAATTGCATATACAAGAAAGATTAAAAAAACAGTGTAAACCAGTAGATAAATTTAATATTAATGGAAATTATATAGAAAGTTATCAAAGCATAAAAGAAGCGGGAGAAAAAAACAAAATTTTTCCACAAAACATAAATAAATGTTGTAAAGGCAAGCAAAAAACAGCAGGTGGATTTATTTGGAAATATAAAAAAGAGGAATAAAATTATGAATTTAAAAGATTTTTTTGAAGAGTATTGTAAGAATTGTAAAGAAAATTGCGATAAAGGTATGATAGAAAGAGAAGATTTTATTAGATGCATTGACAGAGATATTTATGTAAACAAGAAAATTTTAAAAAAATAATTAAAATCAGGAGAAATATATATGGTTGATATATTTAAAGAAGAGATATGCAACTATTGTAGGAATAAACGACAAGAAGAAAATATATGTTATAAACAAGAAATAATTGAAATTGAAAAAGGTGGATTAAAAATATTGCGATGTACAAATTATCAGAAAGATTCATCTAAAATAATTCCAATAGAGCGACCTTTGCCTATTACAGCAAAAAGAGATTATATAAAATATCATGAAATATAAAAAAAAAGGTAGTTTTTTGCTATCTTTTTTATTTTAAGGAGAAAAGTATGAACAGAGAAGATTTTTTAAAAATTATTCCCAAACCAACCAATGAAGAAGTTATTATATACGATGTGTCATTAAAAGATTTAATTGATGTTGACGTTCTTAACGAATATAATAAATTACTTCCTGTTTTTAAAGAAAATAGGAATAAATTTATAAAATTAAAAAAAGAGATAGACATATATGCGGAAACTATAAATCAAGTATTTTTATTTAATCCATCTTGGTCCGAGGAAATTTATTTACAAAAATTACAAGAAGATATGAAAACATACTCAACTTTATATGGAGATATAAAGAAAAAAGAAGATGAAATAAAAATATTACAAAAAAAAATAGATGCAACGAACGAAAAAATCGTTATTCAAAAAAATAAAGAAGCAAAAGAAGATGAAATAAGAAATGCAAATATAAACAATGAAATAGAAGAAGATAAAATAAATTCAAAAAAATTTAAAGATGTTATTAATGTATATAAAGATTCTTTAAAAAGAATTGAACAACAAATAAAAAATTTAAAAACGGATTTGCAAACACTTCAAACTTCAAGAAGACAATTAATTATTGGAACTTATACTTGTTTTTGCTGTGGGAAAAAAATAAAAGAAAACGAAACGGGAAAAATAAGAAATAGAATAGAAAATAATATACAAAAATATACCGAACAATTAAATTCAGCTTTAGAAGAAAAAAGCAAAATTCAAAACACTCTGAATTATTATAAAGACGAATTATCTGAAGTAAAAATACACTTACAAAACAACCTAAGCCTTAGAAGTAATTATAAAAGAATGTATGTAAAAAAAAGTGTTGAAATTTTGAAATTAGAAGCATTAAAAAATGAATATTTAAACAAAATAACAGAAGTGAATCAAGAATTAAAAGATGAGCCTCAAATTAATTCTAAAAAATTATTAGAATTAAAAAACAGAATAGAAAAATATAGAGTCAGTCTAGAAAACTTAAAAAAGATAAGAAGTATGAAAGCTAATATAGTAGTAAAGACAAATACATATAAAGAAAAAGAAAATCAATTAAAAGAAATGCAAAAAACACTTAATAAATATTTATATTTTTTAAAAATTTTTTACAAAATATACGAACAAAAGGCTAGTCAATATGCAGGACAAGATTACAAAATAAAGTTCTTTGAAATAAAAAATTATGACATTATAAAGATTTTAAATATTAAATATAAAGGAATTGAATATTCAGAACTATCCAAAAAGGATAAAAAAATCGTAGATGAAAATTTACTAGAAAAATTCTCGTCAGATTTTTAAAAAAATATATATTCTTTTATTGACTTTTATCGAATAGTATGATATACTACGAAGCAAAGGAGGAGAGTTTAAATGTATAATCATAACAATGAAGATATAAGAGAAAAATTAAGAAAATATAATATAACATATAATGACCTTTTAGAATATCTTGAAAACTTCTCACATACTACGAGAATAAGCGAAGAATTAGCAAAGCCATTAAATGAAGAAAGAAGAAAAATTTATTTAGACGCTATTGAAAAAATAAGACAAGAGAAAATTAAAATTTATGAAAGTTAGGAGATAAAAAATGAAAATAACAAAGCTAAAGATCAAGAACTTATACGGTATTGAAGAATTGAATTTAGATGGGAAGTCTATTGAATTAATTGGGAGTAACGGAGTAGGTAAATCTTCTGTTTTAGATGCAATTAGATTGGCTTTGACTAATAATAGTAAGCGAAAATATATTGTAAAAAAAGGAGAAACAGAAGGAAGTGTTTATGTTGAACTTGATAATGGTATTACTATTGATAGAAAAAAGAGAACTGATAAATCAGATTATAAATCAATTAAAGATGGAACAGGAAATGAAATCAACAGTCCTGAAACATTTTTAAAAGATATTTTCACTCCACTACAACTAGAACCTGTAGAGTTTTTATCTATGTCGGAGCAAGAGCAAAATAGAATATTATTAAATTTAATAAAATTTGATAAAGATAAAAAACAATTTATCACAGAAAAATTTGGAGAAGAAATTGATTGGGTAGATTATAGTAATTCAATATTAGAAATACTTAATGAAATACAATCTAAAGATGGAAAGTATTATCAAACTAGAGAAGAAATAAACAGAAATGCTAGAAACGAACAAGCTATTGTTAATGATATTGCGAAAGACATTCCAGAAGACTATGATGTTGAAAAATGGAGAAATTATACTCTATCTGATAAATATGAAGAACTTAATAAAGAGAAAGATTATAATAATAAAATCGACAGAGCTATTGCATATAAAGAAGATTATAATAATAAAATAAAAAATTTAGATAATGAACTTGATAAAAAAATCTTACAAATAAACGGAGGAAAAGAATCTGAAAAATATGGAAAAGAAACACAAATAGCCGAATTAAAACATAGAATAGAATTACTTCAAAAAGAAATTGAAAATTTAGACAATGAATATCAAGTGTATATTGATAAAGCACAAGCTGAACATGATATGGAAGTTGCCAAATTAGAAGAAAACATCAAGATAGCAAACGAATGGGCTGACAAGCCTAAAATGGAAACTGAAACAGTTGAAAACGAACTTAAAATTGCTGAAGAAATGAAAGGACACATAAACGAATACGATAGAATGGAAGAAAAACAATCTCATATAGAAACACTCGTAGCACAAAGCAAATCATTAACTGATAAAATAGAACTTGCTAGAAATTTGCCAGGACAAATACTTAAAGAAGTTGAAATACCAGTTAAAAATCTTACAGTTGAAAATGGTATTCCTCTTGTAAATTCTTTGCCAGTGCGGAAATTTAAGCGAAGGCGAAAAATTACAATTATGTGTTGACGTTACTCTAGGAGATGAAAACAATTTAAAATTAATTCTTATAGATGGTACTGAAAAATTGTCAGAAGAAAACAGGAATAAACTATATGAAATATGTAAAGAAAAAGGTCTAACTGTAATAGCAACTAGAACAACTAACGATAATATATTGAACATAGTAGAACTTTAGAAAAAAGGAGGGAAAAATGGAAGAACCAAATGTAGGAGAGACTTTAGGAATAATAAGACATTTGGATGATTTAGGAAGAGTTGTTATTCCTAAAGAAATAAGAAAGAGTTTGTCCATTAAAGATGGTGATGCAGTAGAGATTTTTGCAACTCAAAGAGGAATCTTTATAAGAAAAAAGGAGAATTAATATGACACTTACGCCAGAAAATTATTTTAGTATTGAAGCCGATTGTGAGTATATGAGTGTATCTCAATACAAGAATTTTAGAACGTGCGAAGCAAAAGCTATGCACGATTTAGAAGAAAAAGACACAACATACAAAACAGCCTTTTTAGAGGGACAGCTATTTGAAAATCTTGTTGCAGGAGATTCTAAACTATTTATGGCTCAACACCCTGAAATGATTTCTTCTCGTGGCTCTACAGCAGGACAATTAAAATCAGAATTTCAAAAAGTTGTTAATGCAGCCGAAAAATTTAATAGTCAAAAATTCTTTAAGGATATTATAAATAAATGTGAAAAACAAGTTATTCTTACGGGAATTGTGAATGATGTCCCAGTTAAATGTTGCTTGGATTTATTTGATAGGGAAACATTTTCAATATATGATATTAAGTGTATGAAAGATTTTAATGAACAATGGAGTAAAGAAGAAAAAAGGTATATTCCTTGGTATTATGCTTGGGGATATGTGCTACAATTAGCTGTTTATAGATTGATTGTTAAACAAAACTTTAATAGTGAGCCAAAAGAAGTAGCACTTTTAGCTGCAAGCAAAGAAGAAACACCTGATATTCAAGCATTGAAATTTGATGAATATCTATTAGGACTTGAATTAGAAGAATTTAAAAGTAACATAAAACATTACGACAACTTAAAAAAAGGTTTAGAAAATCCTGTTGCCTGTGGTCATTGTGAATATTGCAAAAAGATAAAAGAAATTAATGAATTTGAGGAGGTGAAATAGAAATGTTCAAAATTGGTGATATAGTAAGACCTAAAAAATATCTTAAAGGACATAATTATTGTTTTAAAATAATAGAAATACAAAAAGAACCTTTTACAAAATATTTATATAGAATACAAAGAATTGAACAGCAACTAGATGGGAATTATAGTCCGACTCTTCAACTAAATACAATAAGAACCGTAGAACAATGTTTGTGGGAAGAAAATGAATTAGAGCTAGCAGGACCAACACCAGCTTATCCACAAGAGATTATACATAAAGGAATAAATAGTCCTACAGAACAAGAATTAAATTTTTTTAGAACTATAGTGAAAGGAGAAAATAAAATGCAAATATTAGAAATTTATAAAGAAAGAAAAAGAAAAGTTTTAGATAGAGAACTTTTAGAGGCTAAAGAGAAAGTTAAAGGAGAAGATGAAATTCAAAGCATAATACTTGAAATGACAAATCAAGTTAATACTATTTTAGAAAATCAAGGAAAGAAAGTCAAATATGAATTTGAGCCTAATTTAATCACAACAGAAACTGAAGTAAAATTAGATGAGTTAAATGACAACTATTATAAGGAAGTTGAATCTTTACATTCAACTGTAGAAGAAATTAAAGCAATGTTTGAACTAACAGATGATTATAACGAGAGAATGAAAATACTTAAAAGATATGGTATAATAAACAAGGAAGGAAAATTAAGCGTTTAAAGAAAGGAGAATAAATATGTCTAAAGTAATATGCATTGCACGGTGAGAGTGGCTCAGGGAAAACAACTTCAATGGAAAAATTAAATCCAAAAGAAACTTATTACATTGATGCTGACAAAAAAGGATTATCTTGGAAAGGTTGGAAAGAACAATATAATAAAGAAAATAAAAATTATATAGCAACTGATTTCCCTAGTGATGTAGAAAAAATCATAAAAGGTGTAAATGATACTAGACCAGAAATTAAATACTTAATTATTGATACTTTAAATGGAATAATGATTGGTGATGAAATGAGAAGGTCAAAAGAAAAAGGATACGATAAATGGATGGATTTAGCAACTTCTGTTTGGAATATTGTAGATTCTGCTTATTCTTATAGAGATGATTTAACAATTATATTTATTTGCCATACTCAAACTGAAAGAACAGAAGATGGATTCCAATTTACACGAATAAAAACAAGTGGCAAGAAACTTGATAAAATTTCTTTAGAGAGTAAATTTACAACAGTATTATTGGCAAAGGCAGTAGATGGGAATTATATTTTTGAAACTAGAGCCAATAAAAGTACAGCAAAAACTCCGAAAGGAGCTTTCGATAAAGACACCATACCAAATGATATAACATTAGTAATTGAAGCATTAAAGGATTATTAATATGGATAAAAAATATTGCGTTTACATACATATCTGTCCTAATAATAAAAAATATATAGGAATAACAAGTTTAATTCCAGAGAAAAGATGGAATTATGGAAATGGTTACAAATATTCTGTTTTATTTTATAGAGCTATACAAAAATATGGTTGGGATAATGTAAAACATCAAATCTTATTTAATAGTTTAACGAAAGAAGAAGCTTGTAAAAAAGAGCAAGAGTTAATTGCATTATATAAAAGTAACAATCCTAAATATGGATATAATATAACTAACGGAGGAAATATGACTAATACTTTTACAGATGAAATTAAGAGAAAAATAAGTATTAATACAAAAAAAGCAATGGAAAATCCTTTGGTTAGAGAAAAACTTAGAGAACACAGAAAACATCAGACTTCACCTATGAAAGGAAAAAAGCTTTCTGAAAAACATAAATCAAAATTAAGACATGATGGAATGAAAGGGAAGCATCACACTGAAGAATCAAAAAAACTAATGAGACAAAATATAAAAAGAAAAAGAAAAATTATATGCGTTGAAACCAATATAATATATGAAAGTATATGTGAAGCAAGTAGGCAGACTGATATTGATTATAGAAATATTCATAGATGCTGCAACAAAGGAACTACAGCTAAAGGGTTTCATTGGAAATATGTAAAATAATAAATAAGGAGGAAAAATAAGTATGATTTTTAATGAAGAAAAAGATTATATTGAAAATGCAGAATTTTCTATAAAAGTTTGGAAAGAAAAGCGGAAAAGAAAATACACAACAAGAATATTCCTATAGTGATAAAGCTGAATTATTAACAGGTATTTGTAGCATGATTGAACGCTTAATTGTAATGGGGAAAATAACAATTGAAGATATGGAATATGCGTCTAAATTAGTTATTAAAAATTTAAATAAGGAGGAAAATTAATATGATACAAGGATTTAGTGATTATGAAACAACAGAAACTAATAATTTCGGGGAAAAGGAAAGATTAAAATATGGAGGACATATTTGTAAAGTAATATCAACAAAAATCGAACAAATCACATCAAAAAAAGATGGAAAGGTATATAATCAATTGGTTTTACAGATTGATCTTGAAAGTCCTGATGAACAAGCTGGCTTTTATCAAAGAAGATTTGCAGAGGATGCAAAAACAGATGCTTTAAATGCAAAATGGAAAGGGTATTATAAATTAAGCATACCAGAAAATTCTTCTGAAGATTTTATAAAGAAAAATTGGAAAACATTCTTAACTTCAATAGAAGAATCTAATCCTGGAGTACAAATCAATGGTACAGCAGGATTTGATGAAAATATTTTAGTAGGAAAGTTGTTTGGAGGAATATTTGGACCTGAAGAATTTCAAATTCCAAGTTCTGGAAAGGTAATTACATTTCCAAGATTAAGATTTGTAAGAAGTATAAAAACTGTTAGTGAAGCAAAAATTCCTTCAGTAAAATTATTAGATGGAACTTATATGGATTATGAAGAATATGAAGAAAAGAGAAAAGCTGAAAAAGAAGGTACAAATAATAATAATGCAGCAACAGAACAAGGAGTTATTAACTCTCGGAGATGATTTGCCATTTTAGCGACGACGTGTTGACTATTTTAAAAACCTCGTGTATAATAAATACAAGCGTTTTCTATAAAAAAAAACGAAGCTCTACGATTGTCGTAGAGCCTTTTTTATTTTTTGTTAATATACTTTTATTCCTCGTTTTTCTCTGCTTTTAAGCTATTTTGATATTCTTTTTGTGATTTCATCAATTCTTCTTGTTCTATTTTTTGCAATTGTAAATGAAAATCCTTCATTATTGGTTCTAATATATATGCAGGTAACTTTGCTTCATTAATTATATTTATCATTTGAGTTTTAAATTCTTGTATTTTTAAATTAAGTGGTTTTTCCATCTTTTTCTCCTCTTTATTATATTATACCATATTTTTATTAAAATATCAAATTGTGTTTTGTTAATTTATAATTATATATAGTTTCTATGTCGATTGCAATATTATAGGATTAACAACAACAGCTGTTCCGTTATATTGACTACTAGAAATACCAGATATGGCTGAACGAGTTAAAGTCAACTCAAATCCCCAATCATGTCGAGTTATGTCATATATAGCAGATTTAGGTATTGTTAACTCAGCATAAGTTTGTCCGTATGTAATTAAAGTAAAATCGCTTGCTATTGAATAGTTTCCTTCTCTTAACTGATTTGACCCATATAACATAACATATATATAATTATCATCTGACCTAGTTAAAACTATACTATGCCATCTTTTATATTGTATTTGGCTTTTTAATGATTTATCTAAAAGAACTAATTCTTTTTCTATTTTATTCAGTTTAGCCGCAGTTATCTGTGTTTTTATACTAGGGAAATCTTCCCAGTTTGTTGGATTGTAAGCCATTATTTATTACCTCCTTATTTACCTAATATTCTTTGTCTCATAAGCCATAAGTCCATAGAATCGATTACTCCGTCACTATTTAAATCATAATGTTTCTGCTCGTCTTCACTCAAATCAATAATATCTAATAAAAAATTTCTCATTATTACCATATCTGCAAATGTATATATATTAGAATATCCGTTGCTTCCAAAATTAAATTCACCATTGCTTAAACCATTTTCACTTATATCCCATCCGCCAATATTTCCATCTGTGCTGGTTACTTTTCCTTTTATATTGGCATTTGTGCAGGACATATTACCTTCCTCATCAACATTAAAATTATCACTTTTAATATTTATATGGTCAGTTGTCATATTTATTGTTTTTCCGTTTAAATTTATTTTTGCCGCATTAATGGTAGCACTGCTAGTGTCAGCATTAATAGCCAACATAATATTAGTGCCTGTAAAAGCTTCTTCATCTAATTTCACCTCATCTATATTAAATATTGTTGCTTCTAAAGATTGCCCTCCCTTATATACTGCTATTACTCTTGAAGCATTTATTGTTCCTGCATTAACACTATTCGTTGCAATAAGTGTTTTTCTAAAAATATCTGTACTATCTAGCGTAATATTACTTAATTTTATTGTCGCATCTGATTTATTCCAAACAAGATATGAAAATTCTACAACTCTTAACTGTATTGTTTTTCTATCCATTGGATAAGAAGTGCCAGGATATAGATTATTACTCGGATATACACCATTTGCAAGAGTAGCTTCTAAATTAATATCATCATAATTGATAACGTCAACAATTTCATTTAAGTCTATGGTTTCTAATTCATAACCTTCTACTTGATACAGTAAAGCGACATTTACATCCAATTCAATAGAAGGTTGACATAACATTTGCAATTTTCTCTCTCCCCATCTTTTTAATTGTTGTACATCTGTTATATCAGGATTATTTTCTATTCCTTCTAGTACTGTATTAGTATAACTATAATTCTCTAACCATACGCTGTTATAATTTACACTTTTTATGTTTAGTCCGCCTTCACCCAAAGGACACAGTTTTGTTATTATTTTATTGTTATACTTTTTTTCAAGAGATTGCATATTCTTTTGATATTTGACTTCGTATCCATTATAAGGCAAATAAATAGTTTCATTTCTATGATGCACAATTTTATTTAAACTATCAAATATTAAGATGCCTCCCCACAATTCTTGAATTTTCAATATATTGTCATATATATTTGTTTGATCGGTTTCAAGATCGAACTTTGAATAAACAGGATTTCCGTTTCCATCTGTAACTAAATTTCCATTTTCATATTCATAAATATCACAAGTTCCTACAGTCCATCCAGTTCCATATAAAAGTCCTTCTAAAGCATATCCTGAAGAACCTTTAGGATATCTAGTAGTTATTGTAATATCATCATTTTTCAATGGCAAATTTCCATTTGATAATATAACAACCATAAACGTATCAATTTTTTCTAAATTTGTTTTACTGTTCCAAGCCCTTACATATTTCCTGCTTAACAATTGTTGTCTTTCATAAGCGGTAACTTCTACTGTTTTTTCGTCATTTTCAGTTATTTTTTCTGTAAAAGAGCCATCAAAATTAGTAGAAAAAACCATTCCATCAACTAAATATAAATTTTCAGGATTATTTATTTCTTCCCATTTAGGATTTTTTGTATCAATAAGAAATGTAAAAACTGATTCAGAATTTTGTTTCTTTTCTATTCTAGGATTAATTAAAGTGTTTTCATCATCTCTATTAAAAATTGCTAATAAAGATTCGTTTTTATCCAAAACATAAATTTGATCGTCTTCCTCAATTGAAGTGTAAGATAATTTTAATACAGCAGGAGTTGCATCCGTTACTATGATATGCGAAATGCCTTCAAATAAAGGTATATTTTGTAAAGCTTCATAAGCTTTCTTTTGTTCAGTAGTAAAAGCTATAATGTTTCCTCCAATATGCAATCCTTTGTCATCAATATAATCGTTTCCATTCAATATTTGTCCTGAACTAAGGGGAAAGGTATATGTTGTTTGAGAAGTTGCATCTGCATTTTCAATTTTTATATTTATAGAACTTATTTCTTCCTCAGTTCTTAAACTAAAATTGTTTTCTGACAATAAATTTTCTAACATTTCTGTAACTAATATATGACCACCATAAATCACAGGAATCTTTCCATTGCCATTAAAAGCTAATACAGTTAAATTCGAACCGTATGCCGTTTTTTCAGTATTACGCTTCATCTGCTCACCTCCTTATATCTTTACAATGCTAAATCATTCCATTCAACTGTTACTTGATTTTCATTATTAATTCCTGATATAACTTGCAATATATTTGCTCCATTTCTTACTTTAGGAAATTGATGATTGTAATAAGGCATCTGATTTGTTTTTGCACCAAGAGCATTTATATAAGTAACTGTTGATCTTAGGCTGTCAATGACCAATTTATCTCCACTCGTTATATTTATATTAGCCCCCATTAAATAATCATTGAAGGAAATAACTGGAGATGTAGCGGGACCTAAAATTGTAAATTTTGCCCCAACCTCTTTAACCGTGTCACTATTTTCACTACCATTCCCGATTATTGTTTTAGTCGGTATTCTTCTCCCAAAAGAATCAGATGATTTTAAGGGAATTGAAAATCTCAAACTCTTCGGATGTCTTATTACTGTTAAAGAACCACTATATTTAACATTATAATATATATCTCTATCTTCAAAACCTAATTTAACTGTTCTATTTTTAATATTATTTAAAAAATGCTTTATTTTATTTTCTTCTAATATCTTTTCTTCTGCTGTCAAATTATCTTCTGTAAAACAAACTATATTGAATGGTATTGGTTCATAACTTGTTGATAAAACAACTTCTCCATCTCTTCCTGCTATTTTTACGCTCGAATCTGAAGCTGTTGGCATCGTAGAAAGTTCGCTTTCACTAGGATCTATCAAATTTTTTATATTATAATCAGAGGCAACAAAATAACCATTTTCTGATATATAGCAATCCATATTATCCATTTTCTCATCTCCTCTAATAAAATTATAACATATAAAAAAGAATAGATAAACACTTTTTTAATAATTTTCTGGGAATACTATTTTTAAAGCATCTTCTACAGAACGAGCAAATCCAGCTAATGCGTTTTTTTGTTTAACAGCTTTAATAAATTGTTCTTGCTCAGTTCTAGCTTTTCCTTTAAGAGTTTTAACTTCAATAAATATAGCTCTGCCATCTGGCTTCACTCCATATAAATCACTATGACCTTTTTGCCCAATCTTTACTTCTTGCCCCCATTTAGTGTAAAAATCCCCTGTATTGCATCTAAATATAAGACATCCTGCTTTACATAAAGCTACTCTTATTTTGTTTTGTATAATGGTTTCTTCTTTATTTGCCATTTTTTGTCTCCTCTTTTACTATTGACATAAAAAACTCTTCAAAATTATTATCAAAAAGTTCTTCAACCCAATATTGATTAATATCTCCAATTCCTATATGTTCCGTAGAGTTCGGACCTTTATCTACTTTGAATGAAATTTTTAAAGAACCCAATTGAATCCAATCTTCCATTTTTCTATATTTTATAAAAAGCGTTTGCCTAAACTTATCAACACAATAATCTATTGTATAATTATACCAATAATTTTTAGAATCATATTTACTAAACCAAAATATTATTTCTTTCATTTTTTTTATCTCCTTCCGAAACGGTATTTTAAGCTGCTTCGCTAAAATGTATGCGTAACCGAGGGCGATAGCCGTTTCTGCTTAACAAACTGTGTTAATTCCACCCAATTTTCACACTCTTTAGCATTCTTATACTCTTTAACTTTATCTGCAATGTTGCTTAAATATCTCTGTTTTCTTTCTTCTTTTGCTTCTTCTATTTTCTTTAATTCTATATTTTTAAAGTTTTCTATCTCTATTGGTGTGGTTTTATATTCTGCTCCACAATATGGACAGACAGGAGCAGTTTCAAAAGTAGAGAAACAATTTTGACATACCCTTATTTTAAACGTTCCGTCTTCATTCTCGTTATAATATTCCTTCACAGGCTTTGACAAACTCCATTCTCTATCCATTGTAGGTAATCCGTGTCTCTGAACATTATTTACAAAATCAATTATTTTTGCAGGTGTGTCATCTACATAATTTAAAACTCTACATCCTTGTTGAATAAAAAGAGGTAAAGAAAGTGTTGGTCTTAACATTAGACAAACTCGTGAATTAGGTAAAGTTATTCCTTCACTAATTAAATTGCAATTGCATAATATTTTAAATTCTCCATTTTTAAATTGATCCATTATAATTTCTCTTTCTTTTTCTGGAGTTTTACTATCTATTTCTTTTGCTGAAATTCCATTATTATTAAAGTTTTCGCAAACCTCTTTTGCGTGATTTATATTAACACAATAAGCTATCGCTTGTTCATCTTTACATAATTTATTATAATATTTTATAATATCTCCATATATTTTTTTTGAAGACATTGTCTTTCCTAAATCTTCGTTATTGAAATCTCCTTGGCTCTTTTTAACTTGACTAAAATCAATTCCTAAATCAGGAGCATAATACTGATAAGAAGATATTTGTTTTCTCTTTATGAGTTCTTTAGCACTTACTCCTACTATCATTTTTGTTGCAAGATTTAAAGGCTTTCCATCTAATCTACTTGGACTACCTGTGAATAAAATCACTCTGCAATTATAATATTCACATACTTTTTGATAAGAACTAGCTCCAGATAAATGTCCTTCATCAATAATAATCAAATCTACTTTTCCGTGTTCTCCTAGATGTCTAACTTCTGTAAATACAGATTCAATTCTTGTCATTTCATTTGTAATATTTAATTCATCAAAAAGTTCTTTATGTTGCCTTATAAGAGAATTTCTATGTGCTAATATTAAACATTTATTACCCTTTTTATTGGTATCTTGTGTTATTTTTGCAAAAAGGTAAGATTTTCCACTACGAGAGTCGGCAGGGAAGTACACTACAAACGCCTTTATGACCTTCTCTAAACGCTTGTTTTATATCATCATACATTTTTTGTTGATAATCTCTTAACGATATGCTTCCCATTTTTTAATTCTCACTCTCCTTATCCTCTAAATCTTTAACAATTAAATTTCTAACATAATCACTAACTGTCTGATATTTGCTTTTAGCCTTTTCCTTTATTTGTTCTTTCATTTCTTTAGGTATCAAAATCATTAAATTATCGTTATACATTTTTCCCTCCTTATATTAATAATATTATTATATCATAAATATATAAGAAGTCAATAAAAAAATGGAGTTTATGAAAAACTCCATTTTCACTTATTTAAACATACTTTTTAAATCAATTTATTTACTTCTTTTTGTACTTCTTTGTAGTTATATCCAGCTTTTTCTAAGGCTTTTTTTCTTGCTTCTCCGTTTCCCCATTTTCCTTTAATCACTTCTTTTGCAATTTCTTTGACTGATTTTTTATTTTTAAGCAATCTATTTACTTCATCTTGCACTTGTCTATAGTTATAACCTGCTTTTTCCAATCTTCTTTTACGTTCTTCTCCAGAGCTCCATTTGCCATCTATTACTTCTCTTGCTATTTCGTCAACAGATTTTTTATGTTCTGTTTCTTTTATATTTCCAATTTCAGTGATTAAATCTCTGTACATATAATTTGTATCAACTCGCCCAGTAATTCCGCTTATATGTCCATCTGATGAGTTTTGCCACATATCATATTCGCCCTCGTATTTATTTGTTCCAGCACAATATGTTGCTATCCAAGTTGTATATCTACGTTTTATTTCATCTTTGTTTAGATAATTATTGAACCAATCTCTGTTAGCATATACTCCAGCCCAAAATCCGCCTTTTTCAATTTCTGTATTAAATGCAATTACAAGTTCTGTTAACTTATCTTTACCCTCAACTTTAATTTCTTTATCTTCCATATCAATATATACTGGTAAATTTAAAGATTTGTTTTGAAGATATTTAGCAACTTCTTGTCCAGCTAGTCTTGCATTTTCAACAGAATTTGTATAAGAATATACATACACTCCTACGGGTATATTTAGTCTTTTACATTCATTGTAATAAGTTTCAAATTTGTCATCTAGCCAAAACTTTTTATTGTCTCCACTATTCCCTAATTTTAAAATTATAAAATCAATATAATTTTTTACTTTGTTAAAGTCAATGTCTCCATTATGATGGCTAATATCAATTCCGAATTTACTCATACCTTTATTCTCCTTCACTTAAACTTTGAATTTTTTTTAACAAATCATGAAATACATTCGCACCTCTGCTGATTAATACACCTGTGAATACACTTCCTAATATAGGGATAAACATATTAAGTTTTAATAATTGAAATAAATCAGCTCTAGTTCCAACAGCGATAATTACACTTAGAATTAACGCTCCTAATCTATTAACACTAAACTTTCCATTTTCCCATATCATTTTCAAATTTTCCCATATAGCTTCTGCTAAAAAAGCTAAAACAATTAATTGTATCATCATTATTTTTCCTCCTTTACTGGTGGTAATTTTAAAGTTTCATCAACCAAGATATTTACACCATGATTTCCTCCCCAAGCTGTATATTGTACAAACAAATCTGTTAAACAACTTCTTGCATAATCGGGTAAATAGCCTAATTTTTGATAATTTTCGCACTTACTTACAATTTGTGAACGTAACAAGATCATCATTGAATTCTTCATTGCTTCGTTATTTATTTTATTGTCTTTTAACTGTGCATTTGTTTCTTTGTTTTGTTTACTTTGCTTATAAGTAGCATATATTTGAGGGATTGCCATACACAATCCCGTTATTAAAGCCGTGCCTATTGCTTCCATTTATTCAGCCTCCTCATTAGTTTCATTTTCTTCTATTGGTTCTTCTACTGGAGTATTTTTTTCATCTATTTTAGCATTTATTTCTGCTAAATCTTCCATGGTTAAAACATTTTTTTCATACCAGCCTGTTGCATTTAAAATTACTTGATAATCTGCCATTTTTCCAACAGCATCTAATAATCCTTTTTTAATAAATTCTCTTAAACTAAATCCCATTTTAAATCCTCCTTTCTATACATTTCCCCCTAGTGATATTACAGCATTTTTTAAGGTTTCAATCTCATTGTCTATGTAAGTTTTAGTGTCTACTACATACTCTATCTCCACCGTAGCTGGTGTTTCATCTTCACTTGATATATGTGTAACGTTTTTGTATGTTCGTAATGCTTTTATTTGCTCCCATGCTATTTGCTGTCCTGGTGTGTATGGGTCTACTACTTCGTTAATTAAAGAATATTGCAATATTACTGGAGTACCATTTTCTTTTTGGGTTGCAAGATAATTTTTAAAAAGTTCTAAACATTCTATCGACGAAGTGTCAGCTGTCGCTCCTATTATTTCTCGAGCTATAGAAATATAAACATATTGGCTAGACATACAATAAAAACTATTGTCTGTTTGATTGTATGTACTTCCATATACTTCTTTAAAATAGTTACACCTATGAACTCCATTTGCAGCTTTTAAATTGGCTATACTAATATGTGCACAAAAATACTCTGAACTGACATCTGGTCTGTATCTTCCCATATCTTCTGTTCCATCAAAAACTGTTTCTCCACTTACATGATGTACCCCATCATCTGCCAAGTAATCTCCCTGCATTAGCTTTTGTCCTTCTGCTAGTGGGAATGAGATATTTTGTTCGGCGTGTGCTTGATATTCTGTTGCTGTTGTGCCTTGCTCTAATTGGAAAGTGTAATCTTTGCTAGATACACAATTCATTAATAAAACTTTAACTTTTACATCTCTATCAAAGACTCTTGTTTCATATACTAAAGCTCCACTATTTGTACTATGTGCAATATAGCTTCCATTCAATTCATAATAATAATATGCTATTCCCTTAGTATCATCTTGTCTTGACCCTATATAATTTGTATTTGCTTTTATTATTATAAAGTTTTCAGATGCTCTATAATTTACCATTTCATAAGTGGTAGGTTGTCCCGTACTTTGGTCTATATATTTTTTTACAAACATTCCATCAAATAAATTCTTATTCTGTACTTTCTCATTTACATTACCACAACCGTATGGACTGTATGGAGTGGCTTTTGTGCCCTCTTCTAATTTAACTTTAAAAGTACAATTTACTGTTGTTCCATTTGATATAACATAATCGTAACTGTTAAGAGTCATGATGTCTGTGGTAGTTGTGGTTGAATTATTATTAAAAACATTATACTGAATTTCATCATTGCTATTTTTAAAGTTTGGCACTACACTTCCTTTAAATGTTCCACTAACTACTTTTATGCTTTGTGTATATGTTTTCCCGTTTTCTAAAGTTATTGGGCTTGTTGTTAATTGAAAGGCAGTATTAGCTGTAAGTGTTCCATTAAGAGTATATGAACCATCTCCATTATTATATAATGTAACTCCTCCTCTTGTTGTAGTTGGAGCATTGCCATCAAATAAATTTATATTATCTCCTGTGTTCTTTATATCTTGTTGATAATCAGGATTAGGACTTGCTTGTCCTCCTGTGAATGGTTCGTAAGTGTCGTCTGTTATAGTAGATGGTCTTATCATAATATCGCTATATTCCACATAAGTATTTTGTTCTTCCTCCAAACGCAAACAAAATTGTAATCCTGTAACAGCATTGTCTAACGAAAAAGCAATACTATTACCGCTTATTACAACTACTTTTGACCCTCCAAAAATAGCCATTATATGAAGATTAGACTTGTCATTTAGTTTTCCAGATATAATATAATTACCTGCTTCAAGTACACATGGAATACTTCCTGTATATCTTCCGTTTCCATCTCCAGCTGCTGTTAATTTAGTTAATTTAAATCCATTATCTCTTAGCTCTACTTTTCCACTTGAATTTGACGTTGAACCACTTTGTGCTTGTACTTGTGAAATATCAAACAACTGCTTTCCTGTCGTGCTCTCTTGTGTAGTTCTACCTATTAATCCTATTCCTCTATTCTTTGCACTTGCTGAGTCGTTTATGTCTATACTTGTTCCAGTTGCATTAGATATCAATTGATTATTTTCTAAATCTTCTACTTGTTGTTTTAAATTATTAATTTCATTATAATTCTCTGCTAATTTTTCATCTTGTATTTTCTGATATTCATATATACTTATTTCATCCCATTTACTACTATCAAATGTTCCAGTTATATTATCTTGATTTGCTTTGTATATTTTTTCATTTTGTATTACTATATCTCCTGTGTTATATGTTTTTGTACTATCGTATGTATTTGTATCTATACCTATTACTAATTCTGCTGTATTTGCTTTATTTAAACTTGACTTTACTTCATTTGATAAATCTGCTTTTGGTATTCCTGTATTTGGTTTATTGTATTTTGCATCCCATCCTTCTTTTTCTGATGACGTTACAAATTTATTAGTTTGATTAGTATCATTTACTAAATCACTTAGTAATCTATTATCTGGAGTTATTTTTTCTTGTGTTGCTAATTTTGAATCTTTTACATAAGTTATATTTACTGTTGCAGGCGTTTCATTGCTACTACTTATATGTGTAACTGGTTTGTAAGTTCTTATATTCTGCATAGCGTCTAATTGAGCTATTAATGTTTCGTCTGTTATTTCTATTTCTGTTGGTTCTTTAACTGCAAAATAAACTTCTGGCTTCTTTTCTCTTAAAAATTGCTTAAATGTTTCTACATCATTACCCCAATCATAAGTTGTTACTGACAGATTTCCATTCTCAATTTTTCCTGAAAAATCAGCATTTACAAATATTCCTTGACCACTTGGTTTATAAGCCTTTCCTCTATTTTGAAAATAATTACATAATATTATTGAATTATCTACTATTTTATTTTTTATAATATTTGTATAATCAGGAGTATAAAAGAAATAAGGTTCCCCAATACTGGTATAATAAATCCAGTTCTCATTTCCCGTTAAAACTATCTTCTTAATAACTTCATGTTTATACCATTTCCCATTTTCTTTGTAGAAATAATCTGAGACATCTCCTATCTTACAAAGCTTCATTCCTTCTGGAAGTGTTAATGATATGTTTTGTTCTTCGTGTGGAACGTAGTCTGAGACTGTTGAACCTTCTTCTAATTGGAAAGTATCAAGTTGCTTTGCAAAAAATCCTGTTCTCAAATATTCTGCACCTTCTGGTGGGTTAAATAAACCTGTTGAAGGTATTGAATGATTTGTTCCACTAATGTAATTTTTATTTTTATCATAATAAGCATATTCATTATTTGTATTAGCTAAATTTTGAATATATGTTTCCCCTGCTTTTACAGGAATATATCCTGTTACTTTTTGATTATATTGTGTATTACCGTTTGGAACACCATTTACAAGATAACCATTTGCAATGTCAGTGTCATTTTTGTTGAACAAATTCTTATTCTGTACTTTCTCATTTACAGAGCCATTGTCTCCTGTGTTCTTAATAGGCATTTCATAATCAGGATTTGGTGCTGGTATTCCTCCTGTGTATGCCTCATAAGCTGGCATCGTTTCAGCTGTATATGTTCCTTTAACTATCATTGGATATACAGTTTCTTTATTCATTGTAGCTCCAGGTGCTATTCTAATATATGGTTTAATTACGGTATCTTCTGTTAGAGTTACATTACTTACATTTGTTTTTGGGAAAGTATTACCATCATCTAAAAATAAAAAACTATTGACTGCAGCATTGTTATTTCCATTTGATAAAGTATAATTACCTGCTGGCAATGTTAAATTTTCTGCAATTCTAAAATAAGCATAACTACTAGATGTACTCGTTCCATTAATTGTAATAGATTTATCATCATTTACTGTAAGAGTAAATCCATATTGACTACTTTGAGATGTCGCTGTTATATTTATTAACTGTACTCCTGTTGTACTCTCCTGTGTAGTATTACCTATTAATCCTATTCCTCTATTCTTTGCACTTGCACTATCGTTTATGTCTATACTTGTTCCAGTTGCATTAGATGTTAGTTGGTTGTTTTCTGCATCTGTTACTTGTTCTTTTAAGTTATTAATTTCATTATAATTCTCTGCTAATTTTTTATCTTGTTCTAAATTTTTTGTATTTATTTCTCCTAGCGTTTCTGTTATACCTTGAATTGTTTCTTGTAATGCTTCTTTGAATCCATTAAAATCACTTTCTGTTACTAATCCTTCTATTAATCCTGATATGTCTACTTGACTTGTTGCCCCTGATTGTTTTGTTAGTGTTAATTTTCCATTCTCATATTCTATTTTTGTAATTGCATTTTCACTTGGTAAATCTATTGTAGCTGTACTTAATACCGTTCCTTCTGAATTTTTTAATTTAAATACCAATTGATATGTCGCTGAATCTAAATCTATTTCTATCTGATTTCCTGAACCTAGCAATAGATTTCCCTTTGTTATTTTGTTTGTTGTTCCTTCTGAAACGTCTACAAGCACTAAAACGTCATTATCTTCCGCCGTAGTTACTGCTTCTAACTCAGATATTTTTTTAGTTGCCAATTTACATTCTCCTTTCATTCCTATACTATTAATTTATAAGCATTATCTTCAGTAATAAAAATATAATCATCTTCAGTAATTAATATATATACGAATTTTTCTGGTTTTATTAAAATTCCCATGTTTATTGCATCTTGTTTATATAGTAATCCTAAATCATTTGGTCTTTGTTTTGACAAAATACCTAAGTCATAATACATTTCTTATCAAACTCCTTCATATATTGTATCTTCATCTGTTATAATAAATTCGCTCTTCAATGTTTGAACTTCGCCATCTCTAAAAGTTGCTTCTATGTCAAAATTATATGTATCGTATGGTAGTTCTCGTGTGTCTTTAGGTTCTATATTAACAAAATAATATTCATTTTCATAATTAAAATCTTTTATGCTTTTTTGAAAAATCATTTTACTGTATTTACTATTAGATTTTCTACAAGTCAAATCTAAGCTATTTAAGTCTTCTTTCAATACTGTTTTTCCTTCAACATCACGAATTTGAAATTTTAAAGGACACGAATCTCCTCTAATAAAACTTAAACAAATTGTTCCGTCATCCTTTTGAATTGTCTTTACCGCCATACTTCTCCCTCCTTTAATTTTATTATAACATAGCGATTATAAAAAAGAAAGATAATATTTGAAAAAATATTATCTTTCTAGTCTACTAAGTTTTTCTAAAATTTCTTCATTTTGCCTTACAATCTTTTCTAAATATCCATTTGTTTGTTTTTGAAGTTCTTTATTTTGTTCTTCTAACACACGATCTTGCATATTTAAATGTTGCAGAATTGTATCATTATCTACTTGGCGAACATTAAGATTATAGTCCATAAATTGAAGTATTCCTGTAATTATTGCCCATTTGTTAAAAAAATCATCATTATTAATGTTATTATTACTTTTCATTTCATTCAACTAACCAACTACACCATATATATCTATCCGAGCAATCAAAACTGTCATAAATTACTCCATCTTCGACTACCGTAATGTGTCCAGGCATAGTTATTAAGAAAACTCCACTATTATAAGTGTCGGCAAATTCCCCTAAAGTCATATCAAAGTTACAAAATCTTTCAAAATTTTCATCTAAAAATCCTTCAATAGATTCAATACTATCAAGCATTAACCCTCTTTCTCTTGCATAATCACTTAAAATAGTATATGCTGCTTCCCAATTAATATCTAATGCTTTGCTTAACGCTCGAACGCTACAATCCCATATATCATTTTCTTCAGGATTTGCATTATAAAACATATCCGTTATATTTATAAGATTAATTATAAACTTTATGCTTCACCGAATCCTGTTTTGCCTAAGCTACTCCAGTTTTTATGATTCTCCACATATAGGTAGTAACGACTACCTTTAACTTGTAACTTCTCTAGTTAAGCTACATAGTTCTTTAAGTTTATAGCAGCATTTAAATCTCTATCTATGTTTAATCCACACTTACATACATACACTCTATCACTTAATTTCAAGTCTTTCTTTATGTTTCCACAACAACTGCACTTCTGACTGCTAGGATAAAATCTATCTACTTGGATAAATTCTATTCCGTTCCACTCACATTTATACTTCATATATTCTATGAATTTATAAAAGTTTTGTTCTCCTATTGCTTTTGCTAAGTGTTTATTTTTCATCATACCTAAAATATTCAATTTTTCCATTACTACTCTCTTAGGTAGCAATTCAATTAACTTATGTGTAGTCTGATGTATGTAATTGTTTCTTATATCTGAGATTTTCTTATTTATCTTACGAAGTTTTTCTTCAGCTTTCATAATATTATTAGTCTTTATATATTTATTCCCTTGCTTGTTGGTTTCATACTTTCTTGAAATACTTCTTTGCAAATGTTTTAATTCTCTATTAAGTTTCTTTATTTTACTTGACTTATTAATATTATGAAATACTAACGAATTATCTCCATAAGATACTACTGCAAGGTCTTTTACCCCTAAATCTATCCCCATACTATAATCATTTAATTCTTGTACTTGGTTTTCACACTCCAATCCAAATGATATATAATACTTATTTAATTCTTTACTTAATCTTACATTTGAAAATTTATGCTTTCCTATAGGTATTTTAAAGTCCGTTTTGCATTTTACAATACCAAGTTTTTGAATCTGTATATGCTTACTGTCTTTAAAATAAAACCTATCAGAGCGAACTGAATAAGATTTTTTAGATTTCTTTTTACTCTTAAATTTAGGATATTTATGTTCTTTTTTAAAGAAACCCTTAAAATCTTTATCTAAATCTGTACATATATTACATAAACTTGCATTTGATACTTCATTTAACCACTGATATTCTTTTTGCTTTTTCAATGGAGTTAAGCTTCGTATCATATCGAATCTACTAATATACTTGTTTCCAGCTTTATAATTTTTATTCTGTAAGTTTAACATATAATTCCAGATAAATCTGCATGCTCCTATATGTTTTTCTATAAGTATTTTTTGTTCTTTATTAGGATAAATTCGAATTTTATAACCCTTAATCATAATTTTTCTCACCTCTTTTCTAACAAAAAGAAGCTTATATAAATATACTAATCGGAGTTTTTATTGACGAGATAACCTCTCCAAAAAGTATATTTATATAAACTTCCTTATTTGGTTATCTTCGTCACATTCATTATAGCATATCCATAATATAAATGCAATCTTTTTTATCAAATTTTTATGAGAAAAATTATCAGAACGCTACTTCTGTTATGCTAGTTATTTCTAGCCACTCTCTTTCGAGTCGTGCGTAGACTATATCTTCACCCTATCTCTAGGGGTACACCACTTCGAGTGCCTATCGCTTGCACCCTACTCCTCTTAACGAGGATAGTCGTTGAACCTTCTCCTGTTCGGAGCTTGGCTGCTGATTTCCGATTTTTTAACACTTAGGATTTAACCTTATGCCATCTAACTATTTTTTTCTACTTTCGTAACCTTCCCATTTGAGCTTATTTCATCTCTCTGTTTCGGTTTAGTTAGCTTTACGGGTTCCCAGCAATTCAATGTGTCATTTTATCATACCGTTCTCACGATACGGAACCTATTCTATTATAGTTAATTTACTATCAGAACAGATTATTTAATATTTGTTTATAATATTAAAAACATCTTATTTTTATTTTCTGAGTTCATTAACTTAGTCTAAGCTCATATTACATCATCTCATTCTGGATTTCTTGAACAGTTCTGCGAACCATTTCCATTTCTTCTTGTGAACCTGCATCTTGTGCTAATTTTCTCATAAAATCTTTTGCAGATTCCAGCATATATTTTAAAGATTTTGTACTATCTCCACTATATCCTCCACGTCTGCTTTCAGAATATTTGTGGTAGAACTCATGCATGTCATTTAACAAATTTTCTTTTTCATCATCATATCCCATATATCTTCCTCTAATGTCTCTGCTTCTTCTACCGTAATTTCCTTCATTATAACCACCATCGTTATAACCTCTATAATTTCCATAGTTTCCATAATTTCCACCGTAATTTCCGTACATCATATTCTAAAACCTCCTTCTTTTTTTTTAGATATTCCATTTTTTCTAAATCTTTTTGAATATCTACAAGCTCACCCAACATCTCCACATTTTCTGCTTGAATACCTTGTTCAAGTATTTCTTTAATTCGTTCAGTAGCTTGTTCCGTTATTTTTTCGCATACTTCTTTTTCCAAATTTATTTACCTCCTTTCAGAGTTTTTATTTTTTAGGTATTGCTCCTTGATAAATTAAATGTAGCATTTGTAATTATTGGTATTTGAGTTGTTATTGGTGTTGCTGGTGTACTTGGTGTTGGTACACTTGCTACACTTCCAACTGTTATCGAAGTATTTCCTCTTGGACATACTTTTAATTTTCTATTAAAAGAAATTGTTTCGTAATCATCAGCTGTAGCTATTGTTACTGCTCTTACTGTATCAGGTATTAAAACTCCATCTTCATATAAACCAATAGCTATAACTCCAGCTGTTGCTGAACTAACAGAAGCACTAAAATTTACATTATAATATCCATTATAATTATTTCCAAATATTTTAAATATAGGATTACCATTTTCATAATCTAGCCAACCACCATTGCAACAATAAGCACATCTCGTTCTTATATTTGTTGCATCAAATGTTATGGGACTTGAATTACTTGGTAAAACTTTTGGCTCATTTACTATAGTCTGAATCATATTTTTTCTCCTTTCATAACTTAGAAAATAGAGAACAAGACCTTGCTTATTCTCTATTCTCTAGCAAGTTCTCGTAATCGAGTTGTCCTGTAATCAGGTATTTGCTTTAATATTTAATTAAAATAAATTATTGTTTCCATTGCATCCGCAGCCACAACCATTGTTGTTATTGCATGTAAAGATAGGTGTTCTTCCATAAACTGGTGTGCTTGGTACTGGGCAATTATTTAATCTGTTGTATAAAGCATCTACTTCATTTGCAAAACCTTGTGAAATAAATGCATTTTGAGCTGTTTGAGAAGCCCTTAAATCAGCCATATTTAATTGTGTTCTCAAGTTTGCGATAGTTTCATTCTTAGCATCTATTTCTTGTTGACATAATTTGTCTAATATAGCTTGAGTATTTGCTGTATTAGTTTGGATTATATCTCTAATACCTTCTTGTAAAGCTGCTCTATCAGCACAGTTTTCAGTTGCTATTTGACTTGATATTGTTTGAGTTTGAAGTGCATTGTTATAATTTACTCCTGCAATTCCTTCTCTTATATCACATCCAGTTGCTGCAATAGCTGAATTTATTCCATTTAATCCTTGTAATGTAGATATTTGGTTACTATATCCTTGTTGCATATTAGCCATTTGTCTTGCATTAGCAGAACTTTCAGCATTAGCAAATCCTGCATTTACTGTTGCATTTACTCCTGCGAAACCATTGCATAAATTAGAATTTACATCAGCACAACAATTGCAAAGCTGAGTGCTTAAATTTTGTACTCCTGTATTAACTGAAGTTAATTGGTTTGCAAGTTGTAATGTATTAAATCCATCGTTAGTATTTTGCATAATTTCTTTTTGTCCGTTAGAAAGCCATGCATATTCATTTGCGACTCCTCCACCGTAGCCTCCTCCGAAGCCACCACCGAAGCCTCCATTATTCCAGCCTCCTAATGCTAATAATAGTAGAATTATCCACCAGCAACCATTTCCGTCGCCAAAGCCATCATTGTTGTTATTTCTTCCTGTAACTGCAGCAATATCTGATAAAGAATATCCTCCTCCTGATTCGTTATAATTCATAATTTTTCCTCCTTCTTAAAATAATTTATATATAAATTGTTGCAACTTAATTTATATCTATTTAAAAGTGTCTCTAAATTTCTTAAATTCCTCATCATAATTTAAGCCACGTTCTTTTAAAACATTTCTCGCAAAATTTTCTACTCCTTGATTATCTCCCTTTTCTGCCATATTTATTAAATTTCCAAGTATAGGATTATTCCCCGCTAATTGTTTTACTATTCCTTTAGGGGTCAATCCTCTTAACATATAATTTTTAATAAAATTCGTTGGATTCATATTTTTATCCTTTCTTACTTATCTTTTTTATATCATCAGATAAATCTTCTATTTTTCTATCAATTTCTTTAAATTTGTCATTAAATTCCGAAAAATCAATTTTACTTATTTCTTTTTTCAAATCACTTTCTGTTACATATTTAGGTTGTGATGTTTTATCATCTTCTTGAACAGGCTTATAAACAGTAATTTTACTTGTACCATCTTGTTGTAATTGCTTAGTAATAATTGCAGATCCATCTATTAAAGGGAAATAGCACACACTACCATCTAAAGCGACATCAGTTGCTTTAACAACATCAATACTATCTACAGATTTTCCTTGTAATACTGTTTGATTATTTTGTTGAACTTGATTTGTTTGTGGATTCATCTGCATAGGTTGTATATTTCTAGGCTGTGGTGTCTGATAAGAATAAGCACCATTGTAAAATGGCGAATTGAAATAAGGATTTCCATAAGGATTATTTGAATAATTCATTTTAATTCCTCCTAAAATAAAAAAAAATGGCAACTTTTTTAAGTTGCCTATTTGTAAGTATGATATAATAGGCGAATATCTTACTTACAATTTTATTATAATAAATCCTATTTTTTATTTCTATAACGGATATATATTTTTCATAAAAAAAAGAAGAAGATTTTATTCTCCTTCTAATCTAATACTATACTCAATAAAATGAGACATTATATTTATTTCATCACATATCCTTTGAATGTCTATGTCCATTATTTTAGATATCTCCGAATAACTTCTAAATTCTCTAAATCTATATATAAAGATAAAATATTTCTTTTTATCTGTTTGCTTCAACTTTTCTTCATACTGTTTTAATTTTTCATTGTTTTGATTAAATTTCACCCAATCATATACATCATTATTTAATTTATTTCCACCCCACATAAACATATCTTGTATATCTGCCTTTCCAGTAGAAATAAATGCCGTGAAAATAGTTAATAATATTATTACAATAAAATCTAAAGATGATAAAGCATATAAGCTAACAAAAACTAATGCAGACCAAATCATACAACGATAAGCTTTGTTATAGTGTTTTGGTTTGCCTATTATCATTCTTGTTAAAAAGAATAAAACCATCAACACTATTCTAAGGCTTATTGCTACATTAAAGATTTTACCTAATAAAAATATTATTACCGTTTCCAATAAATTAAAACATAATACTCTTATAAATGTAAAAACATCTTTCTTCATAAGCAATTACCCCTTTTTCTTACTCTCCGTCTTCTGGGCTATAAAACCAGAACCAGCTTGGCTCCCAATCCATCCTAATCACCTCACTTCTTTGTTAATATTGCATAAACTAATCCAATGTTTATAATATAAAACATAAGATTAAAAATAATTACACTAATATTTCTTAAAGTAAGACTTCTAATTTTAGTTTTATCGTTATGTCTATTCCATTTTGTATAATATTTTTTATATATTTTATTTATTTTGTTTTTAAAAAGAAATAAAAATAAAAACAATATTATTCTATTAATAATCAAAGCATATATATATTCTAAACCTAAAATATGCAATAATCCTGAAAGCAAACTAACTAAAATCAAAAATATTGATGCCGCCATAAATAAAAATATGTCTGTTATTTGTGCCTTTTCTTTGTATAATACCTTTAAATTTATATATGTCATTGCAATATATGATATATGAAACAAAATTTGAAATTTCATTAAATTCATCATCATTAAATATTCAAAAATCATCATTACAATAAACATTATTCTTTTTTCTTTTAGATTTTTACCATAGACTAAAAACAAAGAAAAATACACAGGTTCAGGAATTTGAACCAACACTTGATGCAAAAACTCTAACATTTCTTCCCCCTCATTCTGCTCATTCAAATAAATAAAGGAGAAGCACGAATGAGCTGTGTGTTCGACAAAGGAGCAACCCTCTGCCTATCTCCTTATTTATTAATAATTATATCATATTATATTAATATTTTCAAGTCTTTTATTTTTTTATATTAAATTTTTCTTTAAGTATTTTTTCTACCTTTTGTCCTATTGCATCAACATCGCTTTGGTTTCTTACATTTGCTTGTATATTAACTAAGTTTCCGTTCTACTTCTATTCTTGCACCACTATTCAAGCCCTCCGTTTTTCCTTGTGTAACATTATCGAAATATTTCATCATACGTTCTAAACTATTTGCCCATTCTGGTTTCAATATAACTTCATGTGGTTTTAATAAAGCATAAGCTTCTTTAGTTCCGCCAACTTTACCACCACTATGAAATTTACCTATTCTGTATCTTCTGTTTACCTCTGCTTGTACCTCAGCATATCTACTTCCTAAAGCTTTTTTTCTAGCTGCTCCATTTCCATAAACACCTCTAATAACTTCAGTAGCAAGTTGATTTACCGATTTGTTTTGTATTGAATTTCCTGATGATTTTGCTGCAGTTGCAGTCTTAGTTGTAGTTGTAGTTTTTGTTGTTGTTGCAGAATTATTTATATTTTTTAATTCATTTTTTAATGGGTCAACAAAGTTAGTCTTATATGCATTATATAAATTTTTAGAAGATATTACGCTATTATCATAAATTATTTCATCAGTTTCTGAAAACGCTTTTACTTTTGCATCATAAGTTCTTTGTAATGCATCTATTTCATTTTGTGCTTGATTTTCTATGCTTTCTTTTTGTGCTTTTTCCTGTGCCTCTAAAGCTTCTATTTTAGCTTCTATCTCTGTTTCTTTATCAAATTCAATTAATTTTTGCCTTGCTTTTGAAAAATTTTCGACAGCTTCTCTTCCAGTTCTTTGTCTCCAATATTCAATATCATCTAATATTTCTTGCCTATCTTTTTTTCTGTCTTCAGCATCTTTTTCTTCTTTTAACAAGGCTATTCTTTTATCAGTTTCCTCTTCCAAAGCTTTTATTTTTTTATCTCTAGCGTCTTGTATTGCTTTCACTTCATCATTAAGTTTCCCTTTTAAATAATCAAAATAATCTAATTGTGCTCCCTGCAGTTTCTTTGTATATTGTTCTTCAAGTTTCAATCTGTCTTCTGTATTCATCCACGTTGCTTGTTTTATCTTTTTTAAATATTCATTATATTTATTTATCCTTTGTTGCGTTATATAAAGCATATCCTTGTTAGAAAGTAAGCCTAATTCTTTTTGCTTCTTTACCCAAGTTTCTTCTCTGTCTTCCATTTCTTCTAGAACATTCGTAAACGCCTGTAGTCTTTTTTTGTATGTATCGTCTTCTTTAGAAGAAGAATTACTTGAAGAACTTCCTCCCGAAGATTTTTTCCTTGAAGATCCCCCTCCAGAAGAGCCCTTAGAAGAGCCTCCTGAAGAACCTCTAGAATAACCTCCTCTACTACCAATACTTGGTGAACCCGAACTTTTATAATTCCCAACAGCCGATTTCAATGTTGTATATCTAAATTTACTTGAAGAATAATCCTTTAAATCCGAGCCAAAAGTTTTTAAAGAAGCACCTAGCCCTTTTAAAGAGCTTCCTCCTTCTCCAGTTATATCAAATCCAAAACTTGGAAGCCTTATTCCATTTGGAATACCATTTTCATCTCTAGATAGTCCAAAACTTCCAGTAATTCTTGGAGTTGCTGTAATTTTATAATTAAATCCAGAAATTGCATCTCCTAAAGCTGATAAAACATTCCCCATAGAAGTTGTGACTTTATTTGTGTTTGCCGACAATTGTTGTGCCGATTCATTCAATGCAGCATTTAAAGCCTTTGCATTACCATTTAAAGCTTTTGTAATGTAATCGTCTGCATTTTTTATTTCATTTGCATTTTTTCCCATTGATGAAAATACAGCATTGGTAATAGCCTGATAAGCTTGATTATTGTCATTCTTCATTTTATTTAAACTTATTGCTACATTATTTGCTAAAGTTTGATATGCTTGTGAAGCAACATCTGATTGTTTAAAGGCTGCTTCTCCTGCTTCATTTGCGTGTTGTGCTATATAGTCATAATTATCTGCTATTACAGGCATCAACTCTGCCATTTCATTCATTCCATTTAAAGCACCTTGTAAAGAGTTTGCATATTCATCTACCTGATGTGAAGCATTTTCCCAAACTCCATCCATATTTTGTGTTAAATCATTTTGTTTGACATATAAGTCTAATGTATTTTCTGCCGCTTCTTTAATGCCAGAAGAATAATCTGCAAAACTTATTGCTCCAGATTCCAAGCCAGAAATTAATTGTTCTAATCCTTCAGCCATAGTTTCTGTTGTTGCTGCAAATATTGCTTGATATGCTTCTAATTCTTCTCCTGTTGTAGAAAAATCAATTTTGTCTATTTGTTCTTGTAAATTGTTAAAATATTCCTCCGTATCTATTTTTCCTTCACGGAATTGTTCGTTTATTCCTTGTATATCTTCAATTAATTTATTAGGTCCTTCAATATTTGAATAACTATCAGCTATAGAACTTAAAATTGTGTCAAACACATCTACTTGCCCTGACAAAGCATATAATTCTGAAAGTGCATTAGTATATTTTTCAGTAGCTTCTGTTAATGTTTTATATTGTCCTTGTAATTCTGCCAATTTTTCTTTAACATATTTAGAAACATCTGCTACATTTTCACCCCTACTTGCAGCTTCATCTAGTGTTTCACTCCATTCTTTCAATGTTTTTAATTGTTCTTCTGGGGCTAAAGTATTTAAAAATTCAAAATAATCTGATTGAACTTGACGACCTTCACCAGTGAACCCCGAGTCTCTGTGTGCTTGATTTCTTCCTCCAAAACTCCTATCTACACCAGCTCTTCGCAATTGTTCAGAATACGAATCTGTCCATCCAACAGTTTTACCCGCAGTATTTACACCTTCAACGCCAGCTTTCGCCAATTCCATTGCTGTTTTTAATTCTCTAGCTTCTTCTTGCTTTTTCTCAAAGGCTATGGTTCTTAATAAATTCAGTTGATTTTCATATTGAGTATTTACCGTTTTTACCTTTTCTCCATATTCATTAGTTGTCTCTGTAACTAATTGAACTTGCTTTCCACTATCTTCTATAGCTTTGTTAATTTTTGTTTGTAACTCATAAGCCTTGTTTACGTTTTCCGTATCAACTAATTTATTTTTGTCTTTGCTTTTGTTTATTGTGTCAGAAAATTCTTTATATTCCTTGGTAAGGTCCTGTATAGACGTTACTTGCTCGTTTAATTTATTGGCTGCATCTTCCGCCTCTTGCTTTAATTGATTATTTTTTTCAGTGGCTCTTTCTTCTGCATGAATCCAATCATCTATTACTTTAACTAATGCAGATATCGCTAAAGATAATCCAATAGAAATGACTGCTTGTAATGCAACAGTTTTTACAGTCAATGCTATTGTCTCTGCTTGAGTTTTCATCAAATATTTATTGTACCCAGCTAAACTAACGTTTCCACTTCCTACACTTTTAACATAATTTTGGAAAGTAGTATTTGTTCCTTTTAAAACTTCATTGTATTTTATAGTTCCTGTTTCAGATTCTTGAAAAGCAATTCGGACTTTTTTTACAGCATCTCCCATTTTTATCCATTCAGAAGCTCTAAAATTTTTATTTAATGCCGTAAAAGCTAAAGTTGCCGCACCAACAGTAGTTGGCAAAAGCCCAAATTTGTCTATTAATCCTGTAACACCTTTTGCTAAGTCAGTTCCCAAAGACAACATGTTTCTATAAACATCTTCAACGCCTTTATCCCATACTTCAGTTTTCAATTGCAATACAGAAACATTAAATTGTTCTTGTGCTGCTTTTGCTGTTGCCATATATTTTGCATTTTCTTGTAAAGAATATCCTGTTGCAGTCAAAGAATCATTCAATACTTGTAAATAAGTATTATCTTCTCCACTCATTTGACCTAATAAAGAAGAACCAATGTTTCTTCTGAATACAGTAAATATACTTAACAATTCTTGCATTTCTGTTGAATTTTCTTTACCTGCATCTTTTAATTGTTGCATTTTTTGAGACATTTCAGCAAAAATATCAACAATGCCTTTAAATTGAGTTTTCTTTTCATCAGTAAAGAAGTTCAATCCTAAAGACTCTGCAATATTTAATCTCTTTTCATCTTTTAATTGCTGTGTAATATTGCTTAAAGCAGTACCAATAACTTTTCCTCCTCTTTGAGAAGCAACTTCTGCTGCTGTAATTAAGGCTATTGTTTCATCAATACTAGCTCCTGCTAAATTAAATGCACTAGATGTTTTCTTCAAAGCATCCATTATATCTTGTGATGTAGTAGGATAGTTATCTGCTACCTTGTTAATTTTATCAATTATTTCTCCATATTGTTGTGCTTGTTCAGTAGCACTTCCAGTCATTAATCCCCATTGTGCCATAACAGCAACCATATCATCTGTTGCTTGTGTTGCATTTAACTCTGCTGTGTTAAGTGCCAATAAAGTCTTTTGAGTTAATGCTAAAACCTCATTTGAATCATATCCTGCTTGTGCTAATCTCAAAGCAATATCAGAAACATTATCCATAGAATTACCATAATCATAGGCAATTTGCATTAATTTATCTCTGTAATTATCTATATTCAAAGAAGATTCATTTAGAACTCTATCTATCTGTACCATAGAAGACTCTAATTCCACCATTTCATTTATGACTTCTCCAATAGATCTTTTTAAAACATTGAACCCTTGATAAATTAAATATGTCCCTGCATAATTTGAAATCTTATCATATAATGTCGTGATTGATTTTTCTTGTTTTGCAGTTATTTCTTCCATTTTATTAGCATGTCTATTATTATCTGCTTCAATTTTTGCATTTTTCTCAGCATTGATTATTACTTCTTTATCAGCTCTTTTAGCTTCGCTTAATAATGCTTTAGCATTATTTTCCACTATTGCTGTTTGCCTTTTCTGTTGTTCTATTTTAGTTTTGGCTGTAACATCTTGCTCATTTTTCATAAGATTTGTAACTAATTTTTTAGCTTGTGCTTCACTTATATTAGTAACTTTACTTAATTGTTGAGAAAAAGAATCAACATTTAAAACTTTTGAAAAATCAAAAGAGCTCCCAATATTTTTCCCTATTTGTTTAGCATACAAATTACTACTTTCAGCTATACTCTTTAATTTTTTATCAATTATATCTAAATTATCAATCGCATTTCTAATATCAAAATCCAAGCGTGCAATTTTTTTCGTCTCTGCATCTTCTGCCATTTTTTCGCCTCCTTTATTAAGCAAAATCATTATTCATGCTTGCAATTATACTTAATAATTCTTCTTTACTTTCAATTTTATTATCGTCATTGTTAAATTCATCATTATTTCCTCCCATATAAGGAATAACGACTGAATAACTATATGGATTATTTATATTTTTCATATAAGCATTGAATTGTGGATAACTCAAATTAAGAATCTCCTCATGACTAAAACCTCTAGATTTTAATAACATAAATACTAATCCCCAATTTGTCTCTTTATTTTCGGAATCCTCCTCGTTATCCTCTTTGGATTCCAAACTTAGTCCGACACCTGTACCCATGTGTATAAAAATTCGCCTATTTCTTTAAAGCTCCAATTATGTTCTATTAATAACTCTTCTGTCATAGGTATTTTTTCATCTCCCACACAATAAAAAACATATTTATTTATTATATAAAGAAATACTTTTTTTATTTCTGGATTTGTTATATTTAATCCAAATAATTGCCAACTCAAATCATCATCAGTTTCCATTTTCTTTTTATCTATAATAACTAATTTGGTTGAGTCGTCATCACCCATGATATAATGCATATCCTTAATATTAACAGGTAAAATATAATATTCCCTACCTGCTAATTTTTTCTTTTTGCCAACTCCTGTCATTGTTTCTATTGATATTTTCTCTTCTTTTTTCATGATTTTATCCTCCTATTTTATTAAAGGCACACATCTAAAAAAATGTGTGCCTCATTTTTCATAATTTCAAATCAAATTAATTGCTTGAATCTTTGAATTTAACTTGATATGGTTGTTCTCCTGGTAATGGAGCATACATATTAAATGTTAATGTCTTTGTTGCACTAGGATCTTTTTGTAGTGCATCAACCATATCTCCTGATACAGATGCCTGTGACACTTCAACATTAACTGGTATTTTTTCTGTGTCATTCAATGTAGAATATTCTGTATCGATTACAATTTTGTAATTTTTCATTGCTTTTCTGCCTTGTGAATATGACATTGTTTTAGCAACCACTTGCATTGAAACAGCTACATCTTTATTAGCATCTGTTGCTGCAAAAGTAAGTGTTGTTTTATTTTCAGCATAAGCAATTGTAAATTCTCCTGTTTTTGGGTCTGCTGCTACTTTTTCATAAGTTGTTCCATCAGAACCAATTACTTGAACAAATCCATCAGTTTTATATTGATCTTGGAATTCAATTACATTGTCTTCTCCAATTTTATCATAATCGTATATTTTTAACATTGTATCATTGTTCGTATTTACAACTTCATTACCAGAACACATAGCCCAAATTGTAGGGTCAACTGTTGAAAATTCTATTGCAACTGTTCCAGCTATTGCAGTTACTCTATCTCCTGCTGGATAAAAACTATTTCCATCAGGTATTTCAGTTTTTGTCTTTGAGTTTGTTACAGTTATTGTATTAATTACAGCTGTATTTCTTATAGCATTTGCATAATCTAAAGTTCCATCTGCTGTAACAGGAATAAACAAAACATTTCCTGGTCTATCAATAACTAATCCACCTTTATTTTTTAAAATACTTCCCATTCTTTAAATTCCTCTCTTTCTTTTAATTTTTATATAAAGTAGCATAAAAGCTAAACCTTATACCAATTCTTTCATAATTATTAATCATTGCAACTTGTGAAGTTATTCCTTCACATTTTATTTCTTTCAACATTTGTTTTTCATTTCCTAAATCAATAGTCAAATTTTGACCTGAAAATTCATCAGATATTAAATCTAACAATCTGAAAATATTTTTCATATTTGTGTTATCATAATAAATATTAATATCTACTTGTGGTCTTCCAAACAAATAACTATTCATTTTTATACTTTGTGCCATAGATACAGAAATTCTTATCTTTCCATAATCACTATAAGTTATTCCATCAATAGTAATATCAGGAAATTTTTTTGCTATTTCAGTCCATTCTTGTGAAGATTTTACTATTACTTTATCAATAATCCTTTTTCTTTTTTGTAACTTGATTTCTTCAGTATCTGTTTTAAGAATAGTAGGCAAATTTAAAATATTCATTATTTCTGAATTTCGTGTTATTTTATTTACAAATGCTTCCATTGTCTCTTCTGACCTTAATGACATTTTAACGCCTCCTAACTTTCTATTAAATATTTCGCAAAATTAATTTCTTTTATTACTAATTTATATGCATTAGGTAAATATGTTTCATGTAACCATTTGTCTGCCATTTGTATTGCATAAGAAGGCACTGTTGGCTCAATTTTATACCCTGTCATCATTTCCCATCCTTCAATGTTTTGACCTTCCATTGTTCCTGAAGAGTATTTTTTTCTTCCAAATATATCAACATAATTTCCTTCTGGTCTACCACTTATAGCATTTCCTACCCTAGATGGATTCCATGCTCCACTATTTTTATAAGCTGCATACCCAGGATTATCTTTTAACATTAAACTACCTGTACCATACGAATCTGCTAACACATAAGTATTCGCTTTTAAATAAGCTACAATTTTGGCACTTTCTTTTTTAATTTCATATTCTACCTCTGGTCTTGTATCAGTTCCAAAAAATGGATGTTTCAATTTACTTAATACTTCAGTTCTCCAAGCAATAAAAGCATATTCTAATTCAACTTCAAGCTTCATTAAAATTTCATTTGCTAACCCTTGTTTATCAAATTGTAACATATTACTCACCTGTCCTTGTTTCATAAGTACCAAAGATTCTTATTACTCCTGGAACACCATATTCATCAATACTTTCTATTTTAACCTTTCTTACCATATCTTTTTCAAGATTACTTAAAATAAATCTATCACCATTATGTAAATTGTATAAATTTCCATCTAAATCTCTCTTGGGAATTTGAAGACTAATTCTTGTTTCATCTTCAACACCTGGTTGAAAATTCTTTTCATCTCTAAGTTCCATTGTTACAAAAGATATAACATCAGTATAAACATCTTGATAAGTTTCCTCGCCAGTTTTTTCATCATAACCAAGCCTTTGAATTGTTACTGTAGAATTTTGTTTTATTGCATTAATATTTCTAGTATGAAATTGCATTTCAAATTGATTTACAGATTGTAATATAAATATTTCATTAGGATTAATTTCTCTATAAAAAAGTTGACCTGGTTTTAACAACTTAATATTATCCATTGTTATTAAACCATCTATTGTCGCATCCCTCATAGCTATATCATAAGTAGATCTTGTACTTGGATTTAAACTCAAATATCCTGTAACCTCTTCTGTCGAAGATGTTTTGATTTTTATTTTAAATCCTTCCATTTTTTGATAAATATGTGCATAAGCTTCTGGATAATTCATAAGATTACCTCCTATATATTAGTATTAGGATAATCTGAAGAATCTGATAATACTGCAAAAGTATTTCCATATTGGAAATTATCATCTAGCTCAGATATTATATCATCCATAATTTCATCACATTTATTTAACATTTCTAAAGCTTTGCTATCCCAGTCTATGGTTTGTAATATTGTCTTTGTAGACACATTTTCCATTTGTTTAGGTAATCTTGCATACATTCCTGTACATAATAAATAACAAACATAATATAAATATGCTATATTCAACAATTCAAAACTTGAAGAAAGTTGTTCCTCCGTATAATCTGAGATTTTTTTGCTGATATATGAACCTGCTTTAATTTTAAAAGTAGGAGAGTTTATAACGGAATCATCTAATATTTCTTCTGGAACTCCCATTATAGCTCTAATTCTAGTTCCTAATTCTTTTGTCGAAAAAATATTTTCAAATTGTCTTGTCATTTTCCTCTCCTCCTTTCTTTATTAATCTAACTCTAATATAGCTGAAGCTCTTGAATTAAGCTTGTTAAATCCTGCATTTTCAGTCATATAAGCCATTTGTGTTTGATTTGAAGATGTTTTTTCAACTTCATTTATAACTGATCCAGCTTCTAATGTTCTTTCAATAGCATAATCTTTTGCTAAACCAATGACTTGATGTTTATTTCCGCTTGTTAATGGAACATCTTCACTATAAATAACTTTTAATGTACTTAATAATCCTTGTGGAAATTCAAAAGTAACTTGTGGATTTATAGCATTTGTTAAGTTTTTATCCATTAAAATTGTACAAATTTGTGTATATACATCTTCATCAACAAGTAAAGTATTGAAGTTAAATGGAGCTTGTTTTATTAGGAATTTTACTAATGTTGTTACATCTAATACTCCAGCTGTTCCATCTGGATTTAATACAGAACGTTTATAAACTTCTGCTGGATTTGTATTTCCATCTCCATTTAATATAACATCTATAACTGCTCCAACTTCATCATAAGATGCTTGTAATGAAACTAATTCCATTTGTTTTCTGAACATATCAATTGTTGTTCTTCTTAATACTTCATAAGTAGCTTTAACTCCAATTCCATATTTATATATTTTGATTGAAAACTCTCCTAGTTTTAATGTAGCAACTGGAATGTCAGCTCCCTCTGCAATTCTTCTCTTCTTTAATGCCTTTTTATTTTTATTTCCTGCTGGTGTATCAGATAAATCTAAAACAACTTGTTTTGCAGAATCTCCTGTAATTACTCTTGTACTTGCTACTATGTCATTTATTATTGATGGCATACCAGAAATTTGTCTTAATTGTCTTATCATAAATTCTGGGAATAAAATTCTATTTTCATTAGTTGTAAAGAAAGCCATCATTGATGAACTTTGAATACCAAATTCTAAATTATCTTTTACTATAATTCCTTTTGATAATAAAGCTATATCAAAAGCATCTAACTCTCCATTAAATTTTTCAACTATACTTGCATATTTATTATTTAAGTATGTTGATAAAGACACTCCCTCTGTTGCTGCTGTTTCAGCATCTGCTAAAGAAACATTGATTTTTTCATCATCTTTTAATTTTAAAAATTTATTCATTTTTTTTCCTCCTTCATTTTTTTATAATATTATTGATGCAAATAAATTATCTGCTGTAGATGGTATAGCAACTGTTGCAACTTTTCCACTTTCAGAAGCTACTATTTCACCTTTAGCATTTACTCCAAGTCCTTTAACTCCTCCTGTTAAAGCTGCTGCTGTTGGAACTTCATCAATTCCTCCTGCGATTTGAACTGATGCAAATCCATCCATTTCATAAGCCATTATTATTCCAAGTAAAGCTCCTTCTCCGAAACCTACTTTTCCATCTTCTCCTAGCTTAACTGCTAAGTTTTTTCCATTAATATCAACATTTCCTGTTGCTGGATTTGTATGATTAGCTACTAAATATGCTTTTGTTGTATCATCAACTGGGAATGTAGCTGCTACATATCCTATTCCTTCAAAACTTACGAATTTATTCATTTTTTTTCCTCCTTCATTTTTTATTAATAATTTCCTGTTTTGAATTGTTCTAATCCAATTCTATTCATCTCTGTTGTATCTTCTGTTTGTTCAACGTTTACCTTTGAAACTTTTTCATTTCCAAATTGTGCTTTAGCTTGCTCTTCCCAAACTTTTCCCATTTCTTTTATATCTTTAGTTTTCATATTAGAGAAAGTTTTTGTGAAAATATCTTTATTAAAAGCATTTCCCATTGAATGAACTCCACTATTTAAAGCCTCAGAAATTACTTCTTGCCTATTTTCTAAACCTTCTTGTGCAAGTTCAATCAATTCATCTATTGAATCACTTATATTTCCAAATTTTTCTAAAATATCTTTTGATGTATATAAAGATTCTCCAGTTGCTTCTTCTTCATGTTCTTCTGTTTCAGTTGTATCTGTCTCAGTTGTTTCTGTTGTTTCTGTTACTTCATTATTCAATTCATTTTTTTCTGCATTTTCTTCAGTAACAGTTTCTACAGTTTCTTCAACAGTTTCAACATTTTCATTTTCCAACTCTGTTGTCTCTGCTTTGTCATCTTCCATATCTTCTTTTCCTCCTTTCTCCATTAATTGCTTATATAATAGGTTAATACTACCATTAGTAGAATACCCAAATATAATATCTTTTTCAGAAAGGTCTTCTTTTCCATTTAAAGTTTTCAATGTTCCATTAGATGTTTGTATTTCTTCTCCTGCTGCTGATTGAATTATAGCATTAGGGTAAGCTCCATCAAAAACAATGCTATTTTCCATAAGTACATTATTTCCTGCATGTAATTCTTTTGGTGGCTCTGCTTGAATTATACATTCTTTTACTTCATTTGTTTCTTCATTCACTATATACTTTCTACCTGGTATATGTTCACACTTCCTCCAATCATAAATTGAGTTGCCGCAAATATTACATTTATAAGATTCTCTTGTAGTTCCCCAACCTACGCTTGTATCTGCTAATATACCACTCTCTATCAATTTTATAATATCATTTTTGCTGTAACCATCAACTTTACTATCATCCCTTAAAATATATTGAGTTGTATATAAAGTTGTTTCTTCGCCTTCTTGAGTTCCTCCTGCTATTCTAGCATCAAAAACTTTTCCTATTGGAATACTCTGTACTCCTAATTGAGACCAATTATGATTTAACATTAAGGATACACCTTTTTTTGCATCATCCTCCATTACTCTAAGTAATGCTGGAGTTAATCTCATGTATCTATTAGGAACTATTTTATCTCCTACAGCTAAAGTTTCAAAAACAAAGAAATCTTCTTTTTTATAACTTTCACTTCTTATATGTTTTTTCATTTTTTCCCATTGTTCATCAGTAGGTACAAAATTTGGCATTATTTATTCACCTCTTTCTTTTTGTCTTGTTTTTCTAGAGTTTTTTTACTTTCTGTTGAAGTTTTAGCTTCGTTTTTTACATTTTCTTTTTGTTTTGGAGTTTCATTTTTAATTTCATTCTCAACTTCATTCTCAACTTCATTCTCAACTTCATTCTCAACTTCATTCTTTTGCCCATTTATTTTTTTATTTAAATATTCTTCTTTTTCTTCAATTAATTTTTGCTTTTCCATTTCAGTCCAAGGCAAAATGTCTATTGAAGATTTTACAATTAAAGCCATAATCTTACCTCCTTCTTCTAAAATTATTGTTGTTGTTTTTGACCTGTAGCTTTATTATTACCTACAGCTCCTTGTGCTGCTTCATCTATATTAATCCATCCTTGATCTTCAGCAGTTTTAAAATGCTCGTCTTTCTTATTTTGTGCATCCCATTTTTGAATTTCACTTTGATATTCAAGTGGTTTATGTGTTAATTTAAAAGTTCCTTGATAACCATTTAATTGTAACCATATTGCACCAATATCTTCTATAAGTCTTTTACTTTTTTGTTGAAAACTTTTAACCATATCAGTTATTATCTTCATTTGCACAGTTCCCCAACTTTCTGTTTGACCACTAGCTCTATTCATTAAAAATCCTAAGGTTTTACAACCATTTAACATTTGAATATCTATCGTATCAAACCAAGCTCTTGTATCTATTGAACTTCCTGCTGAAGTATTCGAATTCCTATTTACTTCAATATCGTCTGTAACTACAATATCTTGCGTTGGTTCTCTTCCTACTGCAACTGAAGAAGCTAATTCTACAGCTCTTTCTATTGCATCATTTACTGCCTTTTTATCATTTCTTTGTGATGGTGGTAATGAATTTATAACTCTTTCTTTATTTATGCTAAAAACATTATATGGATAACCTTGTCTTCTTAAAACTGCTGAACTATCTCTAATAGTTTGGAGTTTGTAATCTACTGCTGACACAGCTGATTCCAAAAGATATGGTCCATTTGGTTTTGTTATATCTGGATTTGCTATTACCCAAAATACATTGCCTTTAGTTAAGTCTATTTTATTCCCCTGTTGGTCTTGGTATGGAATCCATTCTTCTACCCCGTTTCTCTTTTCTAATTGCCATTCTATTGTTCGAGGATCAATTATATATATGCCAGAAAATGTGTTGTCTCCTCCAACAACAGCTTCTATCATCATTACATTATAGAGCAACCCTACTCTATGTAAATTATCTATTAATCCGTCAAGACCATCTTCGCCTAATTTATTCCAATGTTTACATTGTTGTTCAAATAAAAGCTCTGCATCAGGTAAACGATTTCCTTTTAAATCTTTAATTTCTATATTCACACCTTGCATACATAATCTTTGAAATGCCCATACGGATTGAGAAACATCAGGATCTCTTGATGCAATTACTTCTATTTGCTCACCTATATTAGTCCTATTTCTTAAATCTGTAAGCAAAGCTGTTGTTTGGCTATATTCTTGTGCTTCTGTATCTCCTATGTTATATCCAGCATAAGAAACCTTATTCCCTGTTTTAACTTCAACTACTTCAATTACTTTATTTTTAGAGTCTCTGCTTTTGGCAAACTTGCCAAAAAACTTTTTTATACTATTTGCCAAAATACTTCACCTCTAATTTTATTATATATTATGATTTTTAAAAAGTAAAGTTTTTTGAAATTTTTTTTTTAATAGCAAAAAAAAGACCAATGTTACTTGGTCCTTTGCAAATATTAAATTCACTTGTACGTATAATATCACACTTAACAATTTTTGTCAATATTCTTATTAAAAAAATCCGTTTTTTACACTACTTTTTATATTATACTTATTAACGGCTACAAGAAAATTATTATTACTATAAAAGTTAGCCATTTCATCAACATTTCCAGCTGTTACATCTGCAACCGCAAAATAACTAGCAGAGACAAAGTCATCATGTCCTCCTGCTGTCATATTACTATACGTTATAGTCTTTCCTTTATCCGAAATATCAAACCCATAATCTTCAAATTGTCTTATAGCTTTTTCTGCCGTATCATCAACATTGTGTATTTTATATTTGTCGGATTTTATTAAAGTAGTTAAATTTTCAACCAATCTTTCTTTGTTTCTTCCTTGCTCTGGATAAGCAATATAAGCAATTCCAGCTAATTTGAAAATATCTTCTAAAGCCTCTCCTAATCCTGTTTTACCATATCTAACAATAGCATAATTCCATTTTTTTACTAATTCCTTTATATAAACATTAATCTGTACATTATACGGTATTTTTTCCAATTGCATAAGTTCAACAACTTCTCCTGTTTGTTCGCAATAAACCACAACACACGCCCCATCTATGCTTTTTGCAGGGTCATAACCTATACTGTATGTACAATAAGGTTTTGGAGTCTTTATATCTCGTATATATTCTCTTAATTCATCCTTTGACAAAGAAGGCTTATCTATTACTGCTTGTTCTCTAAAATTAGGGAATTGAGAACCAGCATCATCAGAAGGTAGTCCCAATATGTCTTCTCTATATTGTCTATCTGAACGAGAAAGCATCAAATCTTCTTCATAAGTTCTCTTATCTGCTAAATATGGGTCATCCGTTCTTTCAACCCATTTGTCTATTCTGTCATCATAAACTTTATTTCTTAAATTAGCAAAATATGGATTATCCCACCTCGAAACATAAAAAGTTTCCCAATTTGGTCTTTGCTTTTTTCCACCTTCAATTCCCCATCTACAAACTTCATTAAAAAATGTCCTTCCCCTTGGGGAACTATTAACCAATAACAATCCTCCTGTACCGTTTGGACCTCTTCCTGGAGAATCTAAACGGTCAGTAATGTTTCCAATAACAATATCAAATTGTTTTATACGAGCTGCCTCAGTAATCCAAACAATGTCCAATCCAACAGAAACCAAACTGTCAGGATCATCAGCAGAACGAAATTCAATTAAGCCACCATTGATTGTATCTATTGTATAACTTTCTTTATCATAATTTACAACCAATTCTCGTGGAAATGTATTCATAATTTCTCTTAAAAGCTGTCCTGCAAGTCTATAAGTAGGAGCTATTATCCAACCGTGTACTTTTGGAACATAAGTATAATCTCTATCTTCATTTAACATTTGTATAAACTTATTAGTAAATTCCATTGTGCAACTACGATCCTTACCAGTTCTAGCAGCTCCAGAAATAACCTTGCATCTTTTTGTTGAACTGTGAAATTTTTGTTGCCAAGGATATGGTTGATATTTAATTGAAACTTTTGCTGTTTTAACTTCACTTTTCTTTGATATTAACATTCTACATTTATTGCAATATTTATAATTATTAAATATTTTTCTACCTGTCCTACTGTCTATTTTAAATCCTTGTGTAAAAACCTTTCCACAATCTTGACAAATTCCTGTGTTTTTTTTAACCTCTTCTGCCAAGACAGATTTACCTTCCAAAATATCATTCATTTATATCAGCTCCTAATTGGAAATCCTCGCCGCTATCATTTGTAAATTTGATTGCAATTTTCATATTTTTGCCTGTTCTATTGGTTTTAATTTTATTTATCATACCTTCTCTTGCATCAATCATAGCTTTAGCCATTAATCCTATTTCTTTATATGCTTTTGCTACATCTTGACCATTTTCTAATTTTTGTCTAATATACTGATTAATCATTTCTATATTCTCAGAATTATTCATTACATCAAACATATTATCAATCAGTTCATTTGCTTTAGCAATTTGTCCTAATGTTTTAACCTCTTCACTTAATAATTTGTTTTTCTTTGCCAAATTTAGAGCTTTTTTCATCTTCTCCATATCACTATAATTATTTAAATTTTTATCTAAAATTTCTCGTTCATCTTCTGGCAACATAAAATCCAATGAAGTTACTCCGTTCTCATAAATTATTGCATCTTGTACTTCTTGTTCTGATATTTCACGTTCTTCTTCCTTTGGTACAAGAAAAGCCGTATTAGCTAAAGCTAAATCATCAGTATGTGTATCTGTTTCAAAATTAATTGATTTTGTCCCCTTACCTACTTGGTTAATCTTTCCACTTTTATTTTCTTTACCTGGCATCTTTTTCTCCTTTCTATCATTACATTAATAGGCTACTGAACACAGTAGCCTTAAAAACAGGATTATTTTTTTCTTTTAATTATTTTATATTTGTCTAATTTTTCTTCTTTTTGTGGTTTTTTAGTCTCTTTTTTTATTTCTTTTTCAGCTACTTTTTCAATCTCTTCATTCATTTCTTTTTCAATTTTTGTAGTATTTTTTTCTTCTTTTTCCTTTAATTTTAGCAATGCATCAAAATCTTTATTCAACGTCTCAACATCATTGTAAAATCTTTTCTTTATGTTCATTTCATCAGAGCCAAAATAAAAATAAAGTTGTTCTTCCTTTTTTCCTAAAATATTTAATTCTCCCTGTCTGACATTCTTGTTATTTATTGAATCACAAACATAAATTATTTCATAAGCCATTTTATTTATCCTCCTTTTTAAATAAATAATCTTGAATTTTTATATCAGGATTTTGTTTAATTTCAATTCTATAGCCATTTCCCAATATGAAATATTTATTCTTTTTCATAAATTTAATTAATTCATCTACTCCATTAAATGAATGACTCCACCCTTCAAGTTTTGTATCTCCATCATATTTTTCTAAAAAAATCATTTATCTTTCTCCTTATTATATTTTTTGTGCAATATTTCATTTTCCACAAAATCTTCTGTAGTAAAAAACTGTGGTCGCCTGATCATATATTCAACTATTGCATATTTAATTCGCTGTTCTAAGGAAATACTTTCTCCTCCATAATAATCCATTCTTGCACACCCCGATAAAAATAGATTCCACAAATTACAATCAGGATAGAATTTTTTAGCAAAATCAAATCCAGTTTCTGGATTTAATTCAAACATAATCGGATTGATATATTGCCAATGTTCAAGTTTATTCACATCAGGGTTTATATCAAAATTTTCTAAATTTGGTAATAACCCTGTTGCTTGATATGTATCATAATAATAAGCAGGCATACATAACATATTCTTACCTTGTACAATATACCAATCACAATAAGGAATGAACTTAGCTAATACTGGAAAATTTTCTTCTATTTTTTCTACTTGTTTATTATTCATAGAACGAACCAATTTAGATATATCATCTTCAGGTATATTATTACTTATTGCAATTTCAACTAAAGTATATAAGCTATCAAAGTAATGCATATTCGTTCCCTTCTTTTCTTTAATTAAATTTTAACATACTGCATTTAAAAAGTCAATTTTTAAAATGGTAATTCCATAGGCTCTAAATCAAATTCATTTTCTTCTTCATCAATTTCATTGTTTAATTCCATGTTAAGAACAACACATTTTACACTATTTCCTAATACATTTACATTTTTTTGATTTTTCCCTTTATCACATTTAGTATAACCTTTTCTTTTCCAAACACTTGTAATTTGACCAAAATCAAAGCCATTATCCTCTAACACTTTCTTTAATGGTTGTACTAAAAATGCTACATAGCCTTCATTGACACCAGCCATCTTTTTTCCATAAATATCAATGTTTTTGTATCTATCTTCTGTTCCGTCACTGTCTTTAGATAAAAAACATCTCTCTTTAGTAATCATCCAATCTTTTATAACTTCATAAGCTCTTTCTTCTATCGCTGTCTCTCTTTCTTTTACTACTTTATTTTCAAAATCATTTATTGTTAAATAACAACCATCTTTAAAAATTATATCTGTAAGTATTTTATCTCCTGTCATAATAATTGCTTCAAGAATTTTTTGTTTTTCAGTAATAATGTTTCCTTGAACTTTTGTTTCCTCTCTTTTTTGTCTGAATATTTCTTTTATGTCATATTCCCCTAGATGTTTTAATATTTCTCTTATAGGTTCTCCATAATTTTCTTTTACAAATTCAGCAACTTCCATAGAATCCTCAAAAGCATTTTGTGTTATTTCACAACAAAGACACCTGTTATACGCTCCATTATCACTATTGGTTTTTACAATATTTTTTTCCCCATTCGTTATTACCACATTATTCCAAGAGTTTTCTTTTCCTACTCCTCCAACTTTAGTAGATCTTGCTTTTCCTCTTCCTGACTCTATCATAAATAACATTTTATCATAATCTTTTGCATCTCTCTGTAATTGCATTTCATTTATAAATAAAGGAATATTATTATATAAATTTAACCTATATTCTAAACCAGCATTAGTAAAATTAAAATTAATTCCTATACCAAAAGAATCATTTTGACTTGGATTTCCAAAGATCGATTGTCCTACCATACAAGCAAGTGTCTTTCCATAACCACTTTCTCCAAAAACATGAATAGTAAAACCGCTCTGTTTTATAAATTTCAACAATATAGAAGCAACTGCTCCTGCCATTATTATTCTTGTTATATTATTTATTTTTCTTCTCTCTTTGAAAAACTCTATCCAATCTTCTAATTTTCCAGATGTTCCAAATCTTTCATCAACTCTAGGTAAATCTTTCGCATTATCAAACTCGTATGTTTTATCATAAGGAACTAATTTATCATTTATCCATCCTAATCTTGACACAGATGTTTCTGTTTTAATTTTGTCTTTGTTTAAATTTTCTATTTCTGCTAGATATTTAATTAAATATTTAGCATTTTCTGAATTTACTGCTATTCCTAAATCAGCAAGTTTTATTATGGCTTGGCTACTAGATATTATTGATTTATCTACAATTACCGATTTCCATTCAGAATTTGTATAATATGCTAATTTTATTTTTTCAGTCCCATCTTCAACACTTCTATATTTTTGAACTGGAACAATGGGATGATAACACACCAAAATTCTTCCCACATTAGGAATATTCTCATAAATAATTCCTTCTGATGACAATTCATAATGATTTGTATTATAATTATTCTCATTTAATCCACTAAATGTTAAAAAATTTGCTTGATAAACATATCGATCTTGTTGGCTATCTTTATATAACTTGTATGCTGACGAGAAACCCGTATAACGCTTTTTTTGACATACATCCTTAATACTATTCATTACTTTCATAAAATCGTCTATATTTGCGTTTATTTCGTCTTGGTATAGTCTTTCAAATACCTTTATATTAAAAATATCTTCTCTTGTTTCAAAAATTAAGCCATCATCATCTTCTTTTTCTTCACTTTTTTCCTTTTCTAGCACTAAATAATCCGTATCTTCTTCTAATTTTTTCAAAAATTCAAGTGTTTTTTCTCTTCCCACAGCTCTTCTTACATCAGAAATATCGCCTTTTTTCTTTAAGTTTGGCATTACATCGCATAAATTGAATACTTTTATGTTTTTAACTTTATCTTTAACCTGTTCTACAACCTGTTTTATATATTCACTTCCGACTTCATCATTATCTGATATGATTCTTATCTCTTTATCTTTTATTGGATCAAACAAATTAGGATTTTTCTTTGCATATCCAACCAATCCTCTTCCTCCACCAGGAGTCGTTGTTCCTGCTATACCTAACTCCTTTAATGTATCTGCATCTTTTTCTCCTTCTGTAAAATAAACCACATCTGATTTCAAAACTTCTGGTAAATTATACAAAACACAATCTTTTCCCTCTAGTTTTCCTACATATCCTTTTACATACTTCCCATTAATCAAAGCATACGGATAAAATTCTTTTTGTCCTGTCGATTGTTTTACCCATTTTTCTACTTTCATTGTGATACTACCATCTGCTCTTTTGTAAAAATATTCCCCAGTTTTTATATTTTTTTCTTTTTCAGGATTAAACTTATCAATATTTACGCCTAAATTAAGATTTTTGTTTATCTCTTTCGCCGCTTCCAATGCAGACAAATTTTCCTTTTTCATAACAAAATCTATGGGAGTATATCCTTCTCCACAGGCATAACACCACCAAGTATTTGTCTCTGTATGAAGCTTTAAACTTGGCTCTTTATCATTATGTAAAAAACAATTTATTCTATCTTGCCTATCAATTTTAAAACCATAAGCTTCTGCGAGTCTCTTAATATCAGCTTTCTGATTAATTTCTTTAAAAATATTATTTTCCATCTTTTGAACCTCACCTATTATTTATTTTTTACATATTTTCTTATATGTTCAACAATAACTTCACTCATATTTGTATTATTTTCTATACATTTAATGTTAAATTCTTTTTTTAAATCTTTATCAATTTTAAAAATAATAGAATCAAGATTCCTCTTTCCTTCTTCTTGCATAAATTTCAAATCACTCCTTTCTTTTTATATCTACCTAGTATATACTTTAATATTTTTATATCACTTTTCTTTTTAAAAAGCAATATGTTTTTTTAAAAAAAATTTTCATTTATGTAAACCATATTCCTGTAATGCTTACTATATATACCAATAATAAACAAAAAAAAATTAAAATTTTTATTAAAAAAATATCAAGGGGTATTTTTTACCCCTACGATTCCCTATATAGGCAATCCATCAAACCATTGTGGCTCTAAGGATAGCTGTCTCAATTACCTAATTACCTATTTTTTTGCACACATATACTATATATATATAATATAAAAAACACACAACACACATTGCACATTTATATATTTTTATTTTTATATTTTATGTGTATAATATATACTCTATATAATATTATATATTTTTTTATAGGTAATTAGGTAATCGTAGGTAATCGTATTAAATTTTCTCTTATATATATATATTATTTATTTAATAAAATAATATATATATAGGGACTTTTAGAGTTTTTATTCTTGAAAAATAACGGTTACCTATCTAGTTACCTCTTAGAGTAAGCATAGGTATTTTTATATAAAAAAAAAGAGTAGTTAATCTTAAAATTAACTACTCAATTACTACTCAATTACTGGTCAAACACATCAGTTTCTAAATCATCTTGATACATTTCTTTGACTTTTCTATCCAATTTAAGAACTGTTTTTGCTGACAAGTGAGGATTCATGTATTCTTTAAATGTATCATAAAGCCAATAAGGGACATCTCTGCATTTAGATACAATAGAAGGATTAACAGCCCAACATAGATATTGGTGATATCTTATTTGTTTCAAAGCATGTTTTCTGAGTTCACTCCAGCATCTATCAAATCTGTGTCTTCCGTATTTAAATCTAATATGTTCTCTTATGTAGTCCTTGTCCATAGGTTTGTATATAATATTGCTAAATTTACTTTTTCTCTTAACACGGTACACAAGCATATTTTCTTCAGTCATCAATTCAGCTATTAAGAGTAACAAGGTCCAAGTGCTTTCGTCATAATTAGCAGGTAATGAATCGAAATAATATTTAACACATACTGCTCTATTTCTGTATTTGTAGCCTTTATCAGAAAAGCCATCATAGCCCATCCAATATTTCTGGTCCAATATTTCTCCAGTTTCAGGATCAATCTGAACTTTTTTATTTATAAATTCTCCCATCATTCCACCTCTTTCTTATGTTTACAATTATAACATTTATATTTTTTATAAAATAGATTTCTTCCGATTAATATAGCATTTATGTAGATCGCAATAAAGTTTGGCTGTTCGTTTGTTTCCTAATTTACCGATATAGAAACATAACCTTATTGTCTTTCATAGACTATTTTGCCCTCTATCTTAAAAATTTCAGAGAGTCTAAAGCCTTCGTAGTATAATTTTCTTTTAATGGTAATATTCCCTGTTTCATATATATTCGACAAATCAGAATCAAACAATAGCAAGTTTACATATCCATCATATACTCCAACGATTTTGCCTACTCTTTTAACTTTTGTCCTGTTTCGTGATAGTGAGCTAGTGTTCTGTAACACAGCGACAAACATGCCTATTTTACAATCTTTTCTATCCATATTAAAACCCTCCTTTTGGAAATCCTGGTACATCAGAGTTCATACCAGAAATCTCACCGAGGAAAAACACTTTCGATAATATCTAGTGATACTTTTAGTGCTTCTATCAAATCCGTTTCTTCTATTCTCTCTCCTTTTCCTTGTAGCATTTTCCTTAATTTTATTCTATTCATTTCCGTTTCTTGTATTACTCTACTCGTATGGTCGCTATATAGTTTATAAACAAACTCAAAGTCTTTAGCTTCTTTGTTATATTCACCATATATCCTCTCTCTATTCTTCGTCGCTACCTCTTTGCTTATTTCTCCTCTTTTAAACATTATCGCTAACTGTCTCATAGCGTTAAACGCTTCAGCTTCTATCAGGTTATACCCCTCTGGTATTTCCCCTTGTTTCATAGCTGTTTTCATAATTTCTTCTGCATCTCTCATAGCCGTTTCCTCCTTTATTATTTTAAATCCACCTTATTATAGGTTCACCGTTAAAACCTTTTTCCCAAACAAACCAGCAATAGCATATAGCTGTTCCTGTTCCATTTGCATATTTATCAAAATCCCCATTCTTTGCACATACCTGTCTTTTACTATTTACATATACATATTTCGGTGGATATTTTTTAAACAATTCTCTTCTTCCTTGACCTTCCAAGAACTGTATTTTCAAGAACATAACAGTATATGCCCCAGTCCTTGTTACTTCTAATGCTTTTTCCACGAACTCTTTAGCATACTTGTATGGTGGATTAGTTAATATATCTCCACACCAACTATCTGGAATACTTTTTAAAAAATCTGTATTTCCACTACCATATCCTCTATCAACCAAATCGGTACTCCAAACCTTATAGCCTCTATTCTTTAAAACTTCACTCAAGTGTCCTTCACCACACGCACATTCCCATATATTCTTATGCAGCCTTATACCGTCTTCTTCTATCTTATCTAGGAATATTTCTAACGCTTCAGGGTCTGTCGCATAATAATCATCCTGTTCCCTCTCCCCTTCACTATGATTACTTGCTCCTAAAGTTGCATAAGCACTCTTATTATTTCCAGTCCAATCTTTCATTCGTTCCCTCCTTTACCTTAACCTTAACCTATCCGTAACTAATATCCGTAACTGATAACTGTAACTAATATCCGTAACATATCCCTATAACGGACTCTTACCGTAACTACTTTTTCTCCTTTTTTATCTTATCACATTTTTCCTCGAATTTCAATATCTTCAATTCCTTTTTCTCATTTTTTGCCTATAGAATACCTATGAGCTGAACGACAGTCTGCTCACAAGCAGCTCCGCTCGTTCCGTAATTCCCACTACTACGCTCACAATTCCTTTCAGCTCATAGGTTTGCGGGGTTACACTCTCGGAAATTCACTCCACTGTAAGTACTCCTCGAAAGCCCTTCTCTATCAAGCCTCGTGCGAGGACTTTTAAAAAATTCCGAGGGGTGACCCTCCGCAAAAATTGAAAATCTCCCCCGCCTTGATTTTTTTGCGACTTTAAAAAGTCTGTTTTTTATTGATTTTTCAGTACTTCCAAAAGATAATAGAATAAATAGTTATTTTTTCTATTATCTGGCACTTACGCAAGCTTTACATAAAGTAGCAAAATTGTGATTTTTAATGTACCACATTTTTTCGCAGTCCATACCATCGCACAAAACGGCGCATATTTTTTTTTGGAATCATAAAAAGCTACATAAAAAACTACATAATAAAATAAAAAAATATATATAATAATATAATAATATATAATAATATTAATAATATTAATAATAATAATAATAATATAATAATATAATAATAATATAATTATAATGTAATTATAATGTAATTATGTAAAGTATCAAATAGTTTGTTACAGTAGCAAGGACTTTAAGAGATAATAGAAAAAATTTAAAAAAAAGCTTGATTTTTTTAAAAAACTATGCTATTATAATTATAGTAGTAGTTTAATACTACGGTACAAAAAGCTAGTAAAAACACTTGAAAATAGCTTGTAAAGTGTCATATAGTAAAATAAAAAAATGGAGGTGTTTTATTATGAGAATAAAACAAAACAAAAAAAATATTATTTATTTAATTATAGGAAGAATAACAACAATGTTACTATTATACGTTGGTATAATAAAAATAGGATTGATAATACTTGAATATATTGTCAATAATTGCATAACTACATTATAATAATAAAATAATAATAAAAAAAAAATAAAAAAGTGAGGTATAAAAAAATGAATAGTAAAATTGAAAAAATAATAGAGTATACCAGATTGAATGGCGGTTGTAGCTTTAATAGTAACTTAGAGATTTTGGAAGATTTAAAAGGTTACACGGTATCAATTGCACGTTATGAGTACAAAACAACAACAAAAAATATTGACGAAATAGAAAAAAACATAAAAAGTAAAATGGAATTGATAAAAAACAAAAAAAATTATATAATAGGCACATGGATTAACGACGGAATATTATATATTGATATTAATAAAATTGAATTAAACTATACTAGAGCGGTAGAGTTTGGAAAGTCTCAAAAACAATTAGCAATCTTTGACAACATAAACAAAAAAACAATATACTTGAAAAAAGATTCAATCTATATTTTATACGAATATATAAAAAACAAAAATGACATTGAGTATGTAACAGAATATAAAAACAAAAAAGAACTTGTAAACGGGACGGGATTCTATGAATTCAGGAACATAAAAAAATACATATATAACAAATTCGATGTAGTAAAGGATTATTTCATAAGAAATAACAAAAAATATATTATAATTGAAGAACAGGCATAAAAAAGAGGGATAAAAAAATATCCCT